CTCCGGGTGGCAGCTGTCGACCGCGTCGCTCGCCACCACGGCAGCGCACCAGCTGCGCATCGTCCAGCTCTACCAGCAGCCGGGGAACGCGGTCGGCGGCTACGGCGACTGGTTGGTGCGTATCAACCAGGGCATCCACCCGTGGACCGCGGCACTGGGCGTATAGGGGAGAGCGACAATGGCCGTTATCACTACTGGTTCGCATCCCAAGGCGCTGTGGCCGGGGATCAAGGCGTTCTGGGGCCGGTCCTACGACGAGCATCCGGTCGAGTATCTGGACCTGTTCGACCGGCAGACCTCGGACAAGGCGTACGAAGAGGAGGTCGAGATCACCGGATTCGGTTTGGCTCCGGTGAAGCCGCAGGGCTCGTCGATCTTCTACGACATCGAGGTGCAGGGCCCGGTCAGCCGGTTCACCCACGTGGCCTATGCGCTGGGCTACATCGTGACTTACGAAGAGCTGCGCGACGATCTCTACGAGGTGGTCTCCAAGCGGCGCGCGGCGCAGCTGGCATTTTCAATGCGGCAGACCAAGGAGAACGTGCTGGCGGGGCTCTATAACCTCGCGTTCAGCGGTTCATCGCTCGGCGCCGACGGTCAGTCGCTGATCAGCAACGCGCATCCGACGCTGTCGGGCACCCAGAGCAATCTCGGGGTCGCCGCCGACATCAGCGAGGTGGCGATCGAGGATCTGGTGATCCAGGTCATGCAGATGCAGAACAACCGCGGCATGCGGATTTCCGGCCTGCCGATGTCGCTGCATGTGCCGCCGCAGCTGTGGTTCGAGGCCAACCGGATTTACAATTCGGTGCTGCAGAACGACACCGCGAACAACGCGATCAACGTGCTGCGCGCGGTGGGGACTTTCCCGCGCGGCATCAAGGTGAACCACTACTTCACCAGCGCCACCGCTTACTTCATCCGCACCAACATCCCGAACGGGCTGACGTATTTCGAGCGCGACGGGATCGCCTTCGACCAGGACAACGACTTCGACACCAAGAATGCGAAGGCGGCGTGCTACGAGCGCTACAGCGGGTTCTGGGCCGACTGGCGGGCGATCTACGGAAATCAGGGAGTTTGACATGGCGAGGAAGCCGCCGCCCTTCACCAAGAAAGGTGACAAGGGCGGCAAGGGAAAGGGCGGCAAGAAGGGCGGTTGATGCGCTTCTTCCAGCAGATCGCCAGCGGAATCGATCCACTGCCGCTGCTGCACCAGCTGCAGACGCAGCCCGAGCTGTGGAACGCCAACCGGCTGCGCACTGAACGGCAGGGCTCGCCGCATGCCCAGGCCGACGACATCCTGCTGCGGTTCAACAGCTACGATCCCGGCATCGATGACTTCCACGACACGGTGTTCAACAGCCTCGACTGCGTGAACTACCCGGCCGCGGCCCAGCTGTCGCACGCTATTCCGATCATCTTCGGCCTGATGGCGCGGGTGCACGGCGAGCGCCTGGGGAGGGTGGTGATCACCCGCCTGCCGCCCGGTGGCGCGATCACCGCACACGCCGACGAGGGGGCGCCGGCTGCCTACTATGAGCGCTACCAGCTGTCGCTGCAGGCGCAGGACGGCGTGGTATTCTATGCCGGCGACGAGCGGGTGCAGATGGAGCCGGGTTCGATCTGGTGGTTCGACAACCGCGCGGTGCACGGGGTCAACAACCACAGCCAGGAAGACCGCATCGCCATGGTGATCGACATCCGAACCTTCAGAGTGTGCGGAGGAACCGATGGCTAAGCCTACCAATTTCCCGAACGGCATCGCCTCGATGGGCAACTTCATCTTCGGGCCGAAGATCAGCAAGGTGACGCTGTCGCCGGCCCAGGTCGCGGCGAACACCACGGCCGAGCAGATCTTCCCGGTGACCGGCGTGCTGGCCACCGACTACGTGGCGCAGATCAACAAGCCGACGGCGCAGGCCGGGCTCGGCATCGTCGGCGCCCGGGTGTCGAGCGCTGGCAATATCGGCATCACCTTCTTGAACGCGACGGCGACGCCGATCACGCCGACCGCGTCGCAGCAATACATCATCGTGACGATGGCTACGCAGTAGGCGCGCCGCATGACCACCGAATCGATCCGCAACCGCCGCACCAAGGCGCAGCACAAGCTGCAGCCTGAGCCCGCGTCGGTACCGGAGGGCGGCGGCTTGGCGCCGACGTGGTTCCCGAACGGGGTCGGTGGTCCGTTCTACAGCTACGATACCGGCGAGAGGGTGGAGTACCTGACCGACGCGCCGACTGACGGCGCGACGTATGGTCGCCACAACGCGTCCTGGGTTCAGATCTCATCTTCGACCGGGTCGGTCACTGCGACCACTGTCACCATCAACAACCCGACCGGGCCGGCCCTGTATATTGCAGCGACCTCGGGCGACTGGCCGTCGATCATCACCGAGAGCGGTCCCCTCAGCAATCAGGCGGGTTACTGGGAGGGGCGCAAGCAAGGTAAGACACGCTGGTCGCAGGAGTTCGGCGGCACCGACGCCGAGAACGGCGGCAATAGCGGAACTAATTTCCTGGTAAGGCCGTGGAACGATGACGGGTCGCCACAGCAGAACGGGCTATACCTGTCGCGGGTCGGCGGGTTGCAGTGGCAACCCGTTGCAGTGGCAGCAGGTGTAACGCCGGATTACATTGCATTGACTGGCGCGGCGGCGGACGCGTCATCTGCCAGCATTGCCGGCGCCAGTGTTTACATCAATGCCGGCAGCGGCCCAAACGCCGGCAGGTTACAATTCGTCGCCGGTAACGCCAGCGGAGCAAGTAACAAGGGAGGCGACGTAGTCCTGAACGCCGGCAACGGTAACGGGACCGGCGGCGGCGGCGGCAACGTCACGCTCACGGCCGGAACCGGTGCAGGCACTCGCGGCGTCGTCAATTTCAACAATGCTTCGGGCGGGCAGATATTTCAGGTTAGTACGCCTGTCGCACTGACAAGCCCGATACAGCTGCAACAGAGCGGAACCGGCGGGTTCCAGTTCACCAATGCGACAGGCACACCAAACGCGCTGATTGTCACACCGGGCGCGAACGCCACGACGGCGGCGGTGCTGTCGGCGAGCGTGCCGGGATATGGCGTTGCCATTGCCGGATCGAACGGCGGCACGCAGCCACTGGCCGGGCAGGTTGGCGAGCACCTGTTCAGCTATACCAACACCGGCTCTGCTACCAACCTCACGACGGGCGTCATCGCCAATTGCGGGCTGATCAACTTAACCGCTGGCGACTGGGATGTGCAGGGCTGCTTCTTCATTGGCGGGACGGCGACATCGATCTCCGGGGTCAGGGGGTGGATACATACCGTGTCGGCGACCGATCCTGGCACGCCCAATAATGGCGCTTATGTCGTGGGGCCGGCCTCTGTTGTGAGCGGACAGAACTTTCCGATGGGGCAGTATCGGACCGTGATTGGCTCTACGACCTCGCACTACATGTCGGTGATAGCGACGTTCTCGGGCGGGACGTGCACCGCGTATGGCGCGCTGACCGCTAGGCGGAGACGATAGCTTTGGCAGACGCTGTAACATCGCAATGGCTGGAGAACGGTCCGAGGTTTGCTGTCGGCAAGTTCACCAATGTGAGCGACGCCACGGGTGAGGCCGGCGTAGTCAAGATCGATGCCACCGCGACCGGCTTGCTCGGCGTGCGCTTCCAGGGCCAGCTGGTCTATCCCGGCATCCATCTGGCGCTGACCGAGATCAAATTCACCTTGGGGACGATGTCGCTGCGGCTGATCTGGCAGGGCACACCGAACGTCGACATGCTGACGCTGGCCGGCACCGATCACTGGCGCTTCCTCAACGAGCGCGGCGGCTTCGGCGGCCTGACGCCGCCGATCGGCATGACCGGTGCCACCGGCTCGATCCTGTTCACCACGCTGGGCGCAGTGGCAAACTCTACTTACTCGGTGATCGCCACCTTCACCAAGAACGTGCCGCAGTCGTGATGACGGAGGTGGCCGATGCCGTACGGGACTTACTACAAACCCGGTGACTGGAACGTCATCGACGACTTCTCCGGCTTCCGGCTGAAGCACTCGCAGGTCCGGCGCATCCCGGGCGGCCAGACCGGCGGCATGCTGGTGGCCAGGGAGCGCTGGGAGAACCAGCACCCGCAGGACTTCGTGCGCGGCGAGCCCGACAGTCAGGTGGTCCCCGAGACCCGGCCGCGGCAGCCCAACCGCTTCACCGTCGTCGCCAGCTTCGTCACCGCCTTCTCCGACCGCCTGACCCGCGCCGTGACGGTGGCCGACACTTCCGGCTTCAACGTCAACGACAGGGTCGCGGTGATGCTGGACAACGGCGAGAACTATTATCCCACCGTGATTGGTATCATCGGCAACCAGCTGCTGCTGACCCCGGTGCTGCCGTATACCGTCGGCGGCAATATCGGTGATCCGATCGAGAATACGGTGCTTAGGCTGGGCGCGAGCGACCTGCCCCCCTTCATCGCCAACGACGCCAATCAGGCGCCGATCGTCGACAACCTCGGCGATCTGCTGTCAGGCAACCGATGAGCGACCTGCTTCTCGTCGAGGAAGTTGGCGACCTTCCGGACGCCATCAGCCCGACGCCCGACGACACCGTGCTGGCGTGGCAGCCAGGGCAGAACCCGCACACGAGGCAGCTGTCGCTCGACCAGATCCGCCAGACCATCGGCGGGCTGGTCGACGATGCGCCGCGTGATGGCGCCGTCTACGGCCGCGTCAATGCCGCGTGGGTGCAGGTGCTGCCGCTGTCGGGCGGCGTGCTGTCGGGGCCGCTGACCGTCCCCGCCGGCAGTGACGCTAACCCTGGCCTCGCCGTCGGCAGCACCAGTACCGGCCTGTGGTCGCCGGCTGCGAATACGCTGCAGCTCGACACCAACCACACCAAGAACGCGGTGTTCAGCCCGACCGGCGACACCTTCGTGGTGCCGGTGACGATGGGCCCGGGCGCCAGCCTGACGCTCTCGGCCGACCCCGTTGCGCCGCTGCAGGCGGTTACCCGGCAGTATGTCGATACCGCAACGACGAATAGCCCAGGGCCGCCGATCGGCCCGGCCGGGGGTGCCCTGGCGGGCACTTATCCGAATCCGGGGCTGAGTCCGACCGGGGTCGCGGCCGGCTCCTACAGCAACACCAACCTGACGGTCGGGGCGGACGGCCGGATCACCGCGGCGGCCAACGGCGCCTCCGGCGGCGGGTCGGTGCCGAGCGGGCCGGCCGGTGGCGACCTCGCCGGCAGCTACCCGAGCCCGACGCTGGCCCTGACCGGGGTCGCGGCCGGCACTTACTCACTGGCAACGCTCACGCTCGATACGAAGGGGCGGGTGCTGTCGGCGTCCAACGGGCTGGTTCCCACCGCCTCCGGGCCGGCCGGCGGCGACCTCGTGGGGGCCTACCCCAACCCGGCGCTGGGGACGACCACGGTCACCCCTGGCAGCTACACCAACGCCTCGATCACTGTGGACGCCAAGGGGCGGCTGACCAGCGCGGCCAATGGTGCCGCCCTGGCGATGGGCTCGCCCACCGGGCCCGCAGGCGGCTCGCTGGCGGGCACCTATCCGAATCCGACTCTTGCCACCACCGGCATCACGGCCGGCGCCTACACCAACACCAACCTCACGGTGAGCGCCGACGGGCGGATCACCGCGATCGCCAACGGCAGCACCAAGGGGGGCGGCGGCGGCACCGGCACCGTCACCAGCATCGCCACCACCGGGCCCGGCATCACGGGCGGCCCGATCACCGCGGCCGGCACCCTGGCAGTGCAGTGGAACGCCGGCAGCACGACCACGCTGGGGACCGGCCTGTCGCTGGCGGCGGGCACGCTGAGCGTCACCGGGGCGCCCCCTACCGGCACCGCTGGAGGCTCGCTGGCCGGCAGCTACCCCAACCCGAGCATGGCGGCGAGCGGGGTCGCGGCCGGCACCTACACGCTGGCCAACATCACCGTGGGCGCCGACGGGCGCATCACCAACGCCGCCAACGGCACCGTCTCGGGCACCGGCACGGTGACCAACGTCGCCTCGGGGCCGGGCCTCTCCGGCGGCCCGATCACCACATCCGGCACGCTGTCGGCGGACTGGCGCGGCGGCGCGGTCACCACGATCGGCGCCGGGCTGTCGGTATCCGGCGGCACGCTCAGCTCGACCGAGCACGGCACGGTGACCTCGGTGGCGACCGGGACCGGGCTTTCCGGCGGCCCGATCACCACCAGCGGGACAGTGGCGCTGGCCAACACGGCGGTGACTGCCGGCAGCTACACCAATGCCAACATTACGGTGGATGCGCAGGGCCGGCTGACCGCGGCGAGCACCGGCTCGGCCGGCGCCGGGACGGTCACCAGCATCACCACCGGCAGCACCGGCATCACCGCGACCCCGAGCACAATCACCGGGTCGGGCTCGCTCAGCGTGCAGTGGAACGCGGGGGCGGTGAACAACGTCGGCGCCGGTCTCGCGCTGTCGAGCGGCACGCTGACGGCGACCGGAACGGGCGGCGGTATCATTCCTTACTCGCAGCTGCCGGCCGAGGTACAGCAGGTGCCGCTGAGTTTCCCGTTCGTCGGCAAGCCGGCGGCAAGCCAGATGGTCAACATCCCGATGCCGTGGGCGCTGACGATCCCGAGCGCCCTAGCCGGCACGGTGGTCTACGACAACACCAAAGCGACCGCGTCGGCGGTGTTCACGCTGAACAAGATCTCCGGCGGTTCGACGACAGCGCTCGGCACGGTGACGATCACCTCGACCTCTAACACCAGCTGCACGCTCTCCGGCGCGGGCGGTTCGCTGGCGATCGGCGATGTGCTGCAGATGCTCGCCCCGAGCAGTCAGGATGCGACGCTTTCTGATTGCGGCATCACCCTTCTGGCGGCGAGGGTGTGATGCGGCACCTCATTGTCGCAGCGGCGTTGCTGATGCCGCTCTCGGCAAGCGCGCAGCTCGTGACACAAGCGCCGTCCGGCAGCGGTGCGGGTGGCGCAGTCGTCATCGCCACGGCCGGGCCGGTGACGCTGACCGGCATTGTCACCGAGACCAACTTCGCGGCGCTGAAAATACCCGCCAATACCATCGGCAAGAATGGATTGATCGAGGTGCGGATGCTGTGGGCCTTTACGAATAGCGCCAACAGCAAGACCTTCGTGGTCCGATTTGCCTCTGCGGCCGGCTTTACTGGTTTGAACATGGTTGCGAACACAGCGCAGACAACTGCGGCAACGGCGCAGGGTCTGGCGATTTTCGGCAACAATAACGCGACGAACGCACAGGTATCATTCAACACAAATATGTTCGCGCCTTACGGAACGTCGGCCTCTGCGTCATTTACGAATAATATCGATACGACTGCCGACAGCTACGTGAACATTGACGGCTCGATTGCCGGGGCCGGCGAGACGCTGACCCTGCAACACGCCGCCGTCGTGGTGTTTTCCTCGCCATGATGCGCCGCGCGCTCATCGCTGCGGTGATGGTCGTCAGTGCCCCTGCGCTGGCGCAGCTGGTTACGTTCCCCGGCGTGGGCGGCGGCTCCGGCGGCGTCGTGGTGTCAACCACCGGACCGGTCAACCTCACCGGGACGACGGCCGAAACCAACCTCGCGAGCCTGCGCATTCCAGCCGGCAGCATGGGTAAGAACGGCGTGATCGAACTCCGGACGCTGTGGTCCTATCCAAACAGCGTCAACCTCAAGACGATGACGGCGCGCTTTGGACCGGCAGGTAGCACCACTGCGTGGGGGTTGGTTATGATGCAAGCCAACACCACTGCGGCATCGCAGCTTCTGGTCATATTCAGGAATAACAACGCCGCCAATGCGCAAATAATCTATCTCTCGGGACAGGGCGCCGGCAATCCGTTCGGCTCGCTAACCAGCGGTCCATCTGCTGGTGCCGCTGATACGACGGTCGATCAGTATATCAACATCAATGGCACGCTCGGGCTCAGCACGGAAACGCTCATCCTGCAACGCGCCACCGCGACGGTGTTTCCGGCGCCATGATCCGCATCGCACTCCTGCTGTGGGCTGCGCTGCTGCTGGCGATGCCGGCGACGGCGCAGACGATCGTCGCACCGCCATCCGGCTTCATCGTCGCCGCAACCCAGGGGCAGACATCGGTCACCGGCACGACGAGCGAGACGAACCTTGCGGCGCTGAAAATCCCCGCCGGATCGATGGGGAAGAATGGCCACGTCGAGGTAAAGTGTCTTTGGAGCTACACGAACTCAGCTAACAACAAGATTTTAGCCATAAGGGTTGGCACCACGGCTGGAGCGATTGTCGGACCTGTTGCCGGCTCCGCCACCACGGTCACGACGACCGCTACCGCTCAGACCTTGACCATCATTCGCAGCAATAACGCGACAAACGCTCAGACGATTTACAGCTTCCCGCCAACGACGCCATTCGGATCGAGTATCTTGGCCAACACAGCAACTGCGTTGGACGTGACCGCCGACTTCTATTTGAACATCAATGGCCAACTCGCCCTCTCCACCGAAACGCTGACCTTGGTCCACGCCTATGCGGTTGTATATCCGTCAAACGATGCGGCGCCTCCAGACTTTGACATCAGCTTCATGCAAGCCCCGCTCGATAGCCGGCTGACGTTCACCCGGGCATCCACCGCAACTTACTTTGATGCTACCGGCACGATGCAGACCGCCGCTTCCGGCGTGCCACGCTTCGACTATGACCCGGTGGCGCATACGACCCGAGGTCTGCTGATCGAGGAGGCGCGGACTAACCAAGCGCTGAACAGCAGCAATGCGTCCGCGTGGCCAATCTCGGGGGGCGGATCATGGACCAGTCCCGCGGCAGCGCTTGACGGGACGGCGACCGCCTATCTGTTTCAAGAGGACACTTCAAACGCCAATCATTTTTTCGCGCCAGGGATAGCCATCACTAACGCTACGCAGTACGCCTTCTCCTTCTTCGCCAAAGCGGGTCCAGGCGGTCCGCGCTACGTGTACATGAACGGACTGGGACTGACCGCCGCAGGACTGAACCCCGTCTGGGATGTGGCGAACGGGGCGGATATCACCACCGGCAGCGCCGCCAGTTTCGTGCATGGCATAACCCGCTATCCGAACGGGTGGTATAGATGCTGGATCGTCTTCACCACGACCAGCACGTCTGGTATCGGCCTATACCTGACGAACACGCAGCTGCTGACGACTTATCAGGGTGACGGCGTCAGCGGGATGTATTTCTGGGGATGGCAATTGGAGGCGGGCGCATCTTGGTCCAGCCCAACCTCATACATCCCGTCCGGAGCGAGTGCGACAACCCGGTCCGCAGACACTGTAACGATGACGTATCCAGCCAGGGTCTCGGCTGGAACGATAGCGCCCGACATCATGGTGCCGTATGTCAGTGCAATTCAAACTAATGCAGCGATTGTAGGGCTTGATACCGGGTCTGGTAGCGACACGATAGAACTCCGCCAGCAGGGCGGAACGACCAATTACGGCGCTACTTCGTTCACGGCAAGCATCAACAGGGGAAGTAATATCGACGGCGCCCTCAGTGCCTACATGGTGTACAAATTAGGCACCACCTATGATTATCCCTCGCTCGTCCTGACATCCCTGTTGAATGGCGGAACAGCAGCTTCGGCCACGACGACGGGGCTTCCTGCAACGCTGTCGAGATTTACGATTGGTTATGGCCGTAATGCGCAGTTGAACGGCTGGATACGCCGTTTGCGGTATTGGCCGCGCGCGCTACCTGTCACCGAGCTACAGGCAGTCACGCAATGATGGAGCAACCCATGAGGCTCATCGCACTAGCAGCACTCCTGCTGCCGTCGCTGGCGCACGCCCAGGCGGTATACATGTCCAACATCAGCGGCTCGGTCACCACGGGTGGCACCGCGCAGCAGGCGTCGGCGACCAACCCAAATCGCCGGGGCTGCACGATCCAGAATACTTCCGCGGGCGATCTCTGGGTGAATGATCTCGGCACCGCCACAGCGGCATCGCCGAGCATCCGGGTGCCGGCCGGCGCGCAATATACCTGCGGCAATCCCGGCAGTCCGCTGGTGCCGAACGGCGCGTTGTCGATCTACGGCGCCACGACCGGCCAGACGTGGTCCGGCCGCGAGTGGTGATCACCATCCTGGCGGCGCGGGTGTAGATACGATGGCGTATATCTTCGGCGATAGTTTCGATCTGTATGCTGCGGTTGCTGATGCTGGCGCTGGTTACTGGGATAACGCGGCTACTCAGTTCTCGTTGATAACGCCGGGGCGGTTCACCGGCTCACAGGCTCTCGCGCCGGCCAACGGCTTCTTCTGGTTCAAGAACTCGCCAGCGAACGATGCGGTGCATCACATCGTGTGCGCGATCCGTCAGACCTCCGCCATCACCGGCTCGACCGCAGCAAACAATATCCAGTTGAGTGATGGTGCGACAGCCCAGTGCTCGATCGTCTTCCGCTCGGACGGTGCGATACTGTTGCAGTCCGGTGCCCCCGGCGGCACGACGCTGGCGACCTATACGGGCGCGATCACCCTGCAAAATCAGTGGTTCGCGTTCGAGTTCGAGATCGTCATCAATAACACGACCGGCTCGTTTACCGTGCGCAAGAACGGCAACACGTCGAACGATTTCACGCTGGGCTCGTTGAACACACGCGGCGGCACTGCGAACAACTACGCCAACCGGCTGTCACTATCGACGCAGAATGCTGCGACGGGGCAGCAGTTTGATGATGTCCTCTGGCGCTCCGACGCATCGAGCGTGGCGTGGGTCGGTGATGTGCGAACCTATGTGCGGATGCCGGCGAGTGATGCCAGTGTGCAGTTCAGCCGCAGCGGCGCGGGGGGTAATACGCAGACGAACGGCGGCGGTGGCGCAGCCTCTGCAATAAATAACACCCAGGCCCGTTACGTCCAGTTCACCCCTTCGTTCAGCGGTAATCTCAGCGTCGCGACGTGTGTCTGCGGCACTGGCAACTCCGGGAATGCGAAGTGTGCGATATTCGACTCAAACGGGGGTTCTGGTGGTCCGGGTGCCATACTGGGGACCGCAACGCCGGTCACGCCGGTCGTAACCGGCGCTACAACATTCACCTTCTCGCCGCCGGTCGCTGTCACGCGTGGCACGCCGATCTGGATTGGCTTCATGGGTGATACAAGCACTGGACAATGGGCCACTCGCACTGGGGCCGGTGCTTTCTCGGCTTCCGCTACTGTAACCTACGCAGCCTTCCCTACTGCCAATCCGACGCTCGCGTCAGGCCCCGGAAGCGCAAGCAACGATGCGATCAACAGCAGCATCACCATCAACGCGAATACGAACAACTCGATGGTGAACGACCCGCAGCAGGACGGCGCCACCAGCTACGTCTACGACAGCAATGTGGGCGACGCCGACTTCTACGGCATCGGCTCGATCGGCGTGACGCCGGCCAGCATTGTCGCCGTCACCACGCGCGGCTTCCTTCAGAAATCCGACGCCGGATCGCGCTCTGGCGCGGTGCAGTTGCGCAGCGGCGCCACAGGTGCGTTCACGCCGACGACATGGAACCCGGCAGATCGAGCGGCTATTACTCTTTCGGGAAGCAATCTCACGGCGACATCAACCGGGAACGCTGGTGTGCGCTCCGTGGTGAGTGCTACGTCGGGCAAATACTATTGGGAAACCACAGCGAACGCTTCGACCAGCGTCTATGCCTGGACCGGGATCGCCAATGCCACGGCGTCACTTATTACCAGCTCGACGGTGTCGAGTGCTCTCTTGGTCAGTCCAAACGGTGGCATTTACAACAACGGCGTAGGGGTTGGCAACGTTCCTAGTTTCAGCACGGGTGCCGTGGTCTGTATTGCAATTGACATGGGCGCCCAACTCTTTTGGGTTCGTTCCAGCCCCACAGGACCATGGAACGCTACGTCAGGCAGCGCTAATAATCCTGCTACGGGCACAGGAGGTCTCGCGCTCTCTCCACTGACTGGTGCCATGTTCGCATTCGTTGGGTTCAACAACGTAGGTGACGGCTACACAGCTAACTTCGGTCAGTCTGCATTCTCTGGCGCAGTGCCGGCCGGTTTCACCGCAGGTTTCGGCACGATCAACACCGGCACCACAGTGCAGAGCACGCCGGGGCCGCTTAGCACAACTTGGGCATGGATGTGGCGCACCGACACGACTGATCCGGCGACCGGCGCTGCGTGGACGGCGACAGCGGTTTCAAACGTAACTATCGGCCCGACGGTTACTGCCTGATGGCAGCGCATCGCTACTGGCGCATTGCCGGCCTGCAAGCGGGCGCGAATGGCTTAGAGCTGGCCGAAATCCAGTTGCGTGATGCCAGCAACACTAATCGTATTGGTACAGGCACAGCGACCGCGTCGTCGGTCAGTATTCCCGGCACCACCGACGCGCCAAAAGCGGTTGACGGCAGCACCGCAACCGAATGGGTCGGTGCCGGCGGTGACTACCGCAATGCGTGGTGGCAATACGACTTCGGTGCCGGTAACGCGTGGGATATTGCCTCGGTCGTCGTCAGTTCCGGCGCAAACTATACCGGCACACCGACCCAGTTCGGTCTGGTTTATTCCGACGATGGCAGCACATGGACCGACGCATGCGCCGCGCTGAACGCCTCGGCCTGGACCGCGTCTGGCCAGACGCAGACCATCACGGTGACTGCTGCGATCGGCACGGCCTGGAACACGCTGGACACCAAGTCTGCGACGCTGAGTTCCAACAACCTCGTAGCTACGGCCTACTCGGGTGCCAGCACCGCGGGTGCGCGCAGCCTATTCCGTAGTTCCGGCAAGTACTACTTCGAATGCACGTTCACCACAGCCACCACTGGCGATACCGGATGCGGGATTGCCAATGCGGCTGCTGCTTTTAATGGCCTTGGCGGCAACGCCCTGAATGGCCTGATGTTTTACCAGGGCTTCACGCCCTATTTTAATGGTGCTGCCTCGGCCGGCTTCGGCAGCATGGGGCCTTGCGCGCAAGGCACGACGATCTGCCTTGCAATCGATCTGACCAACACGCTCATCTGGGCCCGGCAGGGTGCTGCCGGGCAGTGGAACGGTAGCGGCACTGCTGACCCGGTGGCCGGCACTGGCGGCTTCAACTACTCGGCGATCGGCACCAGCGTAGCACCCGTCTGCGTGCCCTGGGCAGCCAGCGATGCATTCACGCTGAATATCGGCAACAGCGCATTTGTCGGCACGAGGCCGAGCGGCTTCGCGAATTGGGGTGTGGCAGCGCCCGCAACGACGATGCAGGCCACCCAGCTCGTGGTCGAGCAGTGGGCGCGCATCATTCCCCCGCAGATGCAGGCGACGCAGCTGGCGATCGAGCAGTGGAGCAGCGTGGCGATTGCGCCACCCGTCGTTGGCGGCAGCTTTGTCATGGTGATGGCGTAAATGGCCGATTGGTTCGTTTCGAGTGTAACGGTCAGCACCCCGCAGCAGGCCGGGCGGCTGCGCGGCCTCGTGCGGCTGGGTCGCCCTTCCACTACCGTCTTCGTAAACCCACAGATCGTGGTGAGCTGACATGGCAAGCAGCGGCGACTACGACTGGACATCGAGTACATACCAGATCATCACCGGGGCGATGCGGCTGATCTCCGCCATCCAGTCGGGCGAAGCGCCGCCCGCCGAGGAGTGGGAAGACGCGCTCGCCAGCCTGAACGGCCTGATCCATGCGCTGCAGGCGAGCGGCCTGCACGTCTGGACGCAGACCACCTTCACCGTGCCGCTGGTGGCCGGCCAGAGCGTCTATCAGATCGGCATCGGTGCGCCCGACGTCGGCACCTCGCCGCGGCCGCTGAAGATCACGGGCGGCCGCCTCATGCTCGGCGATCAGGAGGTGCCGCTGATCCCGATGAGCCGCTGGGATCTGGCCAACCTCTCCAACAAGGCGAACCCACAGGCGGCGCCGTCGCAGTACTTCTACGACCCGCAGCTGCCCTACGGCATCCTCACCGTCTACCCGACCCCGGCCGCTGCCGGCACCGCGCGGTTCGTCGGCCAGCGGCCGCTGCAGAGCTTCGACACCCAGCGCGACACCGCGGACCTGCCGCAGGAGTGGATCAGCGCGCTGCGCTTCGCGCTCGCCGTCGAGCTGGCGCCGGAATACGACGTCCCGGCCGAGCGGCTGAAGATCCTCAAGGATCTCGCCGACGAGAAGCTCGCCACGGTCAAGGGCTGGGACGTCGAGCCCGCCGGCACCACCACGCTGCCGTTCACCCAGCCGGTCTACCAGCTGATCGCTGGCGCGCTGCGCCTGTGCGGCGGCTCGGGACCGCAGGACACCCCGACGCTCGGGCTGATCAACAACGGCTTCTACAGCCTCAATGCCATGGTGCAGGAGTGGCAGGCGCGGCAGATCCACCTCTGGACCGAGTGCGACGCGACCCTGTTCCTGCAGCCCGGCCAGCGGGTCTACAGGATCGGCCAGGGCACCACCGATCACTGCTGCCGCTCGGATAACTGGGTGCAGTCCTGGCTCGCCGTCAGCGCGCCCGCGGGCACCGTCAGCATCACGCTGGCCAGCAGCGTCACGATCACCGTCGGCATGCAGATCGGCATCCTGTCCGACCCCTTGCCGCAATACCTCTGGACCACGGTCGCGGCGGTGGCGGGAACCACCGTCACCCTGGCCGCTCCGCTGCCGCGTAGCGCCTCCGGCGGCAACCGGGTGATCGCCTATACCCAGGATCTGATACGGCCCCTGAAGGTGCCTTCAGCCCGCCGCATGACCTATGCCGGCAACGGCGGCGTGCCCGCCAGGATCGAGACCACGCTCACGGTCTACGCCAGGATCGACTACGCCGCGCAGACCAACAAAGACGCGCTGGGCGAGGTCAACGCCTACTTCTATGACCCGCAGCTGGGCCAGGGCGTGCTGAGCACCTGGGTCACCACGACCAACCCCAATTCAGCCATGATGTTCACCGCGCAGCTGCCGTTGACCACGTTCGCCGACCTGCACACCAACGACAACTTCCCCGTGGAATGGAGCACCGCGCTGCGCTACTGCCTCGCCGTCGAGCTGTGGCCCGAGCACGCCGAGCGGCGGGCGGCGGTGCTGAAGAACCCGATGGCAGGCTTCCAGGAGCTGAAGTTGCTGGCTGACGACAAGCTGCTGGTGGCGCAGGCCTGGGACCGCGAGCCGCAGTCCATTTATTTTGGGCTGCAGGGTTACCCGTCATGGCGAGACACCTAGGCGCCATCGTGGAAGAACTTTCCGAAATATTTCCTACCAGCAGCGCAGTAGGCGGCGTGGGCTTCGGCTTCGGTGGGGAAGTATCCAAGGAAGAGTCGACGCCTACGAACCCCAATGGTTGCTATCCATCCTCCATGGTGAGGGCGGGTGCCTTTCAGATATTTGCCTCCGCTGCCATGACGGTTAGCTGCGTTCTGGGACATGGTGCACGTTCGCAAATTGTGTCTGCGGTTATCCTTATTGTCCCTGTTGGCGTGGTCGATAATGCTGGGCTCCCGCCCGGTGGCCATTTTCCAGATGATCCTATGGACCAGGAATATCTTGCCATCGATCCAGATTTGCCGATTGCTGGACGGCTTAATGGGCTTTCCCGCCCAAATCTTGTGGTACTTCGCGTAGTTGCCTTCGTTGCCGAACATCGACCTTGGCCGCTTCATCTTGTAGCTGAGAACGTCAGTCTCAGGGTCGTAATCGAACAACTGGCGGAGTCGACGAAGCGAAGACAGTTTAGTGGTAACCATTGCCTATTCTCCGAGGTGGGCATTGGCCAGGGTCGCACCAGCGTTCCAGCGCTGATGCGGCCCGCAGCGTAGCGGAGGGACGTGTCATTCCGCAAATCCAAGATTGGCTGAGCCAGACTTATGTGGCGAACAGCCTGCCGTTAAACGCATCAAGATGCGTGAATATGTTCAGTGAACAGTCGATCCCTGACGCCAAGTCAAAAGCGCCTGTAGCGATTTTCATGCACCCCGGGACCGCGCCCTTCGCCAGCTGCGGCAAGGGGCCGGTGATCCAGTTCACCACCATGGGCGGCATCGTCTACGCGCTGACCGCCGATTCGCTCTACTCGATCAACCACAGCGGCACCGCGACCTATCTCGGGCGCACCTCGGTCTCGGTGAACGGCTGCAGCGTCGACGGCAACGGCCGCATCCTGTGCTGGGTCGATGGGACGTCTGGCTGGGTGTATGGCCCGAGCATCGGGGTGCGGCAGATCAGCGACCCCAACTTCTACCCGTCGAACACCGTCACCTACTACGACACCTACTTCGTGTTCTCGCGCAAAGGCACGCAGGACTTCTTCATCTCGCCGCCGCAGTGGGACGGCGTGGCGCCGTTCGTCGACCTGACCAACGACGGCTCGCTGGAGGCGCCGCAGGTGGCGCGCAAGGAGGCCACCAGCGACCTGATCGTGGCCTGCGCCAACGTGCACCAGCAGCTGTTCGTGTTCGGCGAGAAGCGCTGCGAGGTCTGGTATGACGCCGGCAATCCGGAGCCGCAGTTCCCCTTCCAGCGCTCGTTCGGCGCGCTGATCCAGCGCGGGCTGATGGCGCCCTACAGCGTGGTGCTGGAGGACAACACCTGCTTCTTCTTGGGCGACGACCTGATCTACTACCGGCTGAACGGCTTCGTGCCGGAGCGGCAGAGCAACCACGCGATCGAGACGCAGTGGCAGAAGTATCGCGGCCACGTGCACACCAAGGCCTTCTCCTACACGGTGATGGGCCACAAGATGATCGCGCTGATCTTCCCGCAGGCGAAGGCGACCTGGACGCTCGACCTCGCCACCAAGCGCTGGCACGAGCGGGAGAGCTGGCTCGACGATAACCACGACACCTCGATCGGCCGCTGGCGGGTCAATTGCGCGCTGAACAGCTCCAGCTCGATCGAGAACTACCCGGAGGTGCTGTTCGGTGACTCGCTCAGCGGGCGGGTCGATCAGATGAACAACAACGTGTTCACCGAGTTCGGCGCGATCCAGCGGGCGCTGCTCGTGGGGCCGCCGATCCACAGCGACCGCCGTCGTATCTTCATGCGCAAGTTCGAGATCGACGTGGAGAGCGGCACCGGGGCGCCTTACACCACGCAGATCCAGAACGAGTTCTGCCCGGCCGCGGTGACCATCACCACCCCGGCGCAGCTGGCGACGGCGGGTGCGCTGACCGACGTCGGTGCCAGCTTCAGCAGCTTCGTGTTCAGTGACTGGGTGTATCTGGTAGGGAGCCCGCGCGGGCTGGTGTTCGGCAACAGCAGCCTGGAGATCGGCATCTTCAATGCGGCAACCGAAGCCAACCAGATCGTGGTGCGGGCCTGGGACAGCGGCGGAAATCCGATCATCGATGCGGCGTATCAGTGGAGCGACTGGAACCGCTGGGTGTGGATCGGCATCACCTGCGACACCGCGACGCAGCAGATCCAGTGCTGGATCTGGCCGCAGGGTTACAGCGAGCAGCAGCTGACGGCGGTGACGCTGACGTGGTCGAGCACCAACCCGATCCCCAACGCCAGCGGCGACAGCTGGATCTTACAACCTAGCGGCTGATGTCGGAGAGAATCCCGACCCGGCGGGACGTGCCTGCGCCGCGTAGCGCTTCGGATGATCCGGTCCTCGTCGTCGGCGGTAGCTTCACCATTGCCACCGGCTGGCTCTATACCTTGCCGCTGAGTGCTATGTCCTGGCACACCACCGGTATACATCAATCCGATCTGACGGACGCCCACATCCTTTACACGGTGACTACGCCACCCGCGCATGGCGCGTTGCTGAAGGACGGCGCATCAACCAGCCAGTTTACCCAGCAGGACGTGCATGACGGGCGCATTGCCTATCATCATGACGGCGGCCCCAGCACGACCGACAGCTATCAGGTGTTTGCCACGATCACCGAAGACCCCGGCGTGGCAAGGCCATACACGCCGCTATTCTATTTCACCGCGGGGACGCCGAACGGAGAGGTCAACGGTGAGGCCTGCGCGGGTGTCGTCCTGGCAGGCGCCACCCAGATGCCGCGACTTGATTATGCTGCTGGCGCCTTCGGAACGCAGGTCAGCGGCTCGGATCACCAGAACGTAACGTTCTCGTTCCAGACGACGCGACCCAATACCGGCGTGTATCTTTGGACGACCGCCGATAATCTGACGTGGGGTGCCTACGATGCGCCGGGTTACCTGCCGCCGATCGCCACCACCAGCGTCACATACTCCGGTCTAACATTCACCAAACTTGGCACACTGGTCTTCCATCAGCTGGTCTACGACCTCATCCATCTCTGGTACAACTACAACACGGTGAACTGCGAGCTATGGTATGCGCCGGCACCATCGGTGCTGCCGTCAGCGACATTCACGGTGACATATCCCTACTACGAAGACGATTTTCATCCTGGCTCGATGAACCCGCACCCCTATGAAACATTCGCAATGGCGCAGAACTATTACGGGCTGGCCGATATCAACAATCCGACGCTTGGCATTGCTGGCGCGATCCAGATGTTCACGACGAACACGCTGCCGCCGCGCATGAACATGACCACGACGGTGTCTGATCAGCTGGTGTCGCCGGTAATTTTTTACAGATGGGGCGCTGCGGATGACTACGGTAGCGTGCCCTACAACAACGATCCGCCAAAGGGGTATACGCAGGCAGGCGGTGGTGGCGGGGCCGGGGGCGGCTTTGGCGAGGGTACGAGCGGCGCCGTTCAGCGAAACGGCTACTGTTACGGGACGATCAGCATCAGCATTGTCGCCGCCGCTCCCGCGGCCGCTCTCACCGACGCGGAGCTGGTGTTCAGTCCCACTATCGGCTTCGTCGACTTCAACAGCGCCGTCAACCGCCGCCTGTTCGTCGCATCGACCGCGACGCCGCAATGGATGGGCACCAACGGCGCGCTGGCGTTCAGCGGCAACACGCCGCCGGTCTATCTCAGCACGGTGGGGGCGCCGGCCGACTTCGCGGCCAACAACGGCGACGGCGGCGCGTTCGCGCCGAGCGGCACGCTCGGTGCAGCGGACGGCCCAGGCTGCACCGATTACGTGATCACCGAGGTAGCCGGCCCCGTATCCAATCCGATGTGGCGCCTCTCGGTCAGCGATGACGGGTCGCGCACGTGGTCGACGCTGGTGAAGCCAAGAGAGGTCGGCACGACCGGGGACTACCGGCAGCGCCTGCGCTGGCTGAAGATGGGTCACTTCCGCCAGCGCAGCATGAAGCTGGAATGCACCGACCCGGTCCGGCGCAACATCATCGGTATCTACATCGATACCGAGCAGGGCATGGGCTGATGGCGGTCGTACTCGCCTACACGATGGAGACGCTGCTCGCGTCGGACCCCATCGAGCCAACGGCGACCCTCACCGACGCCGAGCTGCTGTTCTCGCAGACTGTCGGCTTCGTCGACTTCACCGACGCCAACGCCCGCCGCCGCTTCGTCAGCGCCGGCGCCACGCCGGCCTGGATGGGGCCGAATGGAGCACTGGCGTTCAGTGGTGTCACACCGCCCGTCTACCTCTCCACCACAGGCGCGCCCGAGGTGTTCGCGCAGAACCAGGGCAGCGGTGGCCCCTTCGCCATCAGTGACCCCCTGGCGGCGGCTAGCGGTCCCGGCTGCACGCCATACTACGTGACCGAGGCGGCCGGGCCGGCGGCCAACCCGGAGTGGCGCCTGTCCGTCAGCGATGACGGCGGCCGCACCTGGAGCACGCTGGTGAAGCCGCGCTCGATCGGCGCGCTCGGCGAGTACCTCACCCGGCTGCGCTGGCAGAAAATGGGCCAGTCCAGGGAGCGCATGATCCGCCTCGAATGCACCGACCCGGTGCGCCGCAATATCATCGGCTTCTACCTCGACACTGAGCATGGGCTTGGCTGATGAGCGGCACGACGATCCCCTATGCCGACCGGCCGTTGGCCTACTCGCAGGATGGCACCGGGGTGTTCGCGAGCCCGGAGTTCCAGCAGTTCCTCGAACGCCTCGGATCGGCTGCGGGCCTGACCTCAGGCACCGCGCAGCAGAACCAGCAGAACATCACCAACAACGCCAACGCGATCACCACGATCAACAACCAGCTCGGCACCATCGTTCCGGCGCTGACCTCGGCCGCGGCGGTCGCCGCCAACGCGCTCGCGGTGGCCAACGCCGCGCACGTCCAGCAACCCACCCAGGCCACCCGCGACAGCGCCTCCTCGGTCACCGTGCCGACCAACACCGTCACCGAAGTGGTCTCGATTCCGTCGCTCGGCGGCAATTTCGTCGTATTCGCCACCGTCTACCTGACCGGCTCGGCGATCGTGAACAAGGCGCAGATCTCCGCCGGCCCCACCAGCGGGACGATGGAGACGGCGCCGGGCGCCTTCTGGACCCTGGCGACGGCGACCAATCCGAGCACGCTGGGCAGCGACCTGACCCTCGGCACCGTGGTGCAGATGCTCACCTTCTCGACCACCAGCAACCTGTACTTAAACGTCTTGATCGACACGCCGGGGACGATCAACGCGTATGGCAGCTTGATAGCGTGGTACGTCGGCGGGTAGTAGTTTCGCCCAGGGCATAGGAACGGCCCGGAACCCGCGAGGATCGGGACCGATGTCGTTCGCCCTGCAAGCCAAAGCCACCGCACCGCCGCCGCCACCCAGGCTGCTGGAATGGTACGACGGCATCACCTTCCGCGAGGAGCGCTTCAGCTGGCTGCGCTACGAAGCGGGCGAGCTGTTCGAGGGCCACTACCGTGAGGCCTCGGCCGACCTCTCGGTGCCGCTGGAGGTCAACTGGAGCCTCTACGAGAAGCTGGAGCAAAGTGGGCTTGAGGTCTGCGTGGTGGCCCGCAAGGGCGCCACCGCGGTCGGCTATGCGGTCTACTTCATCCTTCCGCACCTGCACTACGACCAGCTGGTCGCCGAGAGCGACGTGTTCTACCTCGATCCCGCCGAGCGGCGCGGCTGGGTCGGGGCGCGGCTGTTCCACAACGCCGAGCGGCTGCTGCGCGAGCGCGGCGTCGACGAGATGATCGGGCGCACCAAGCTGCACGTGCGACCAGGACGCGGGCGCTCCGACCTCGGGCCGCTGTTCCGCTTCATGGGCTATCGCGCGATCGAAACCGTCTGGAAGAAGAGGATCAGCTGATGGCATTCACTGCTGTAGCAGCGGGTGCCGTCGCAAGCGTCGGCAGCGGCATCCTGGGCGGCATCGGTGCCGGCAAGGCGGCCAAGGCGCAGGCGGATGCCTACAACAGGCAACTCCAGTTCGACCAGGGCGTCTACAGCACCGCGCAGACCAACCTGCAGCCGTGGATCTCCGGCGGCCAGCAGGCGCTGCAGGGCATGGAGACGTTCCTCGGGCTGCCGGGCGGTGGTGGCCCCGCTGGTAGCGGCGCGCTTGCCAGCTTCAATCAGTTCACCCAGACGCCGTACTATACCTTCCCGCTGCGACAGAACGTCGACACCATGAACCGGCAGGCGGCGGCCAAGGGGACGTCGCTGTCGCTCGGGCAGCTCGGCGACCTCGGCAGGATGGCCGGCGGCTACGCCAGCTCGAACTTCATGCAGTACATCTCGGCGCTGAATAGCCTCTCGGGGCTCGGCGCCAGCACAGCGGGCAACCTCGGCAACATCGGCGCCAATATCGCCAACGTCATGAACCCGGCCACCGCCGGCCTCGCCAACGCCAACGCCAACGCCGCGGCGGCGCCCTACGCGATGGGCGCCAACATCCTCGGCAGCCTGGGCGGGCTGGTGCAGAACCTCTCCGGCTACGGGCCCTACGGGGCGGCCGCTTCGCTTGCCCAGAGCGGCAGCAGCTACGGCGGGGGCGGCGGCCCGTCCACGTGGCCCTCGACGATCACCAACAGCCCGTATGGCGGCACGTTCTACGGCAGCAGCCCGGCGCCGATGCCAGCCGGCAACTTCAACTCAGGGCTGGGGGCGACCTACTAGATGAGCGACCTTCCACTCCGCTGGAACGAATACATCGCGGGCGCGCCGCAGCGGCAGGCTGACCTGTTCATCTCCCAGGCGCGGCTGCCGTTTATCGGAGCGCAGACCGGGCTGGCCCAGGCGCAGACCACGAAAGAGCTGGTCGACGCGCAGATGGCCTACCTGCTGGGCCAGTCCTTCTTGAACACTCGGGCCGGGCTGACCGGTAGCAACTCCGGGATGGCGCCTCAGTCCGAGCTGAACCCAGGTGGCGCGGAGCCAGGAACGCAACCCCCAGGCGCGGGCGGCGCTCCAGCCCCTCCCGCTGCCCCAGGCGGCGGAGGTGGTCCAGCCACCGGGCCCGGCCCGTCGACGCCGGTCAGTGGGCTCACCGGGTCACTGCCCACCGACCCCAGCCTCAACTACGCATGGCTTGGCCCGCGCGTGGCCGCCAGCTCGATGCTGTCCGGCATGAGTCAGCCAGCCCAGATGGCAGCGGCGACGCCTACTCCAGGGGCCGACACCCTGGCGCGCATGCCGGGCGGCGATTCGATCTTCCTCGGCGCCACAACCGCTCAGCCCGTCGCGGGCAGGCCTGCGGCACCGATGCCGGCCGGCATAGCGCCATCGATGTTCCTTGGTGCATCGACCTCGCAGCCGACGCTGGGCGCTACGACGACCGGGCCGCGCACGGCTCCCGGTGGGGCCGGCACAGGTGCGCCGATCCAGTTGGTGCCGCCCTACCAGCCTGGGATGCCGTCGGGACCGCCGCCGCCGCGCGACATCCAGCCGACGCTGCCGGTGCCGGCGCGGGAGGGCGAGGTGGGGCCGGCCGGACCCCAGGGTGGCGCGCTACCGCCGTCGCTGCAGTTCCCGCCGCAACTGCGGCGGCAGATGGAGCAGCAAGGCTTCCCACTGACGCCGCCTCAAGGATCGACGCAGCTGCAGCAGCAAGCGGGCCAGGGCAACCCGGATACCACCGCCTCTAGCGCGGGCATCTGGGAGCCGGCGGTCGGCATGGTCGTGCCGAAGACCATGGACATGTGGTTCCAGCAGATGGCGATGCCACGCATGGGCGGCTTGCCGGGTGGTGGCGATCCGGCCGGCGCGGCGCGCTGGCTGACCGAGCAGCACAACAACGCCGTGCTGCGCCTGCTGGAGAACGTGCACAGCGATGCTGACTGGAAGCAGGCGGTCAGCACCGCCTACCTCTCGGGGCTGATCAGCCTCGGGCAATACAACCGTCTCTACAACAATCCGTGGATGCAGCCGTCGATCAAACGCATGAACTCGCCACCGGAAGAAGTCATGCGGATGGATCAGTACGAGGCCGCCTACAACAAGCGGGTCTGGGACGCCACCCAGAACAGGTACATCGTCGATCCGAACGCGGCATGGCAGTGGCTGCAGGAGCATATGCCGACGAGCGCGCCCGGCGCGCCCGGAACCGGCACCCGCGTCCCTACCTTCCCGTTCCAGACCTTCCCAGGTACGCAGCTCCCAGGTGCGCCAGGATTCAACGCCCCGGACGGTGGTGGCACTCCTCCCGGCGGTGGCGCCCCTGGCGGCGGCGCGGCAGCGCCAGGGAAGAGGAGCGAGGCGGCGCCCGCCGGGCCGGTGCCCAGCGGCGCGTTCACTGCCTACGCCAGCAAGCTGCAGCCGATGGAAGGCGGCGACACAGGCACGCCAAACCGGTTCACCGGAGCCTCAGGGCCGTACCAGTTCCACCCGGCTACCCGGCCGGACGTGGCGCGCGAGGCGCTGCCCCAGGTCGTCGCCGGCATGACCAACGCGCAGATCAACGCGCACAAGTTCACGCCGGATGAAGAGTTCAAGATGCTGCGGACGTTCACCGGCAACAACGCGCGCGCCCTGGAAGCCCGGGGTCAGCCGGCCAGTGCGGCGAATCTTTTCCTGTCGCACCGGCTCGGCGCCGAGGGCTTCCAGCAGCTGCGCAACTTGCCGCAGAACGCGATGATGGCGGCCGCCTTCCCGAAAGAGGCGGCGGTCAATCCCGACATGCGGGGGGTAACGGCGGGGCAGTTCGCCCAGCGCGCGATCGACAACTACGGCCAGAACATCCTGTCGTCGCGCGACATCGCGATGGGCGTGGCGCCACCAGAGCCCGCACCGCGCCCGGCCCAGGTGCCGTCTGTACCGCCACCCGGCGGCGTACAGACAGCCGGGGCACCGCAGTACGGATTGCCGCCCGGCTACAACCCAACACCACAGTTCGCGCCCGGCATTTCCGAACTGGTGCGGCACTACATCGACACGGACAATAAAGCCGTCGAGGTGGCTGGCACCGATGCCGCGCGCGCAGGCGACACGCTGCAGACCTACCGCAACATGCACTACTCGGCGGAGCAGATCGGCCCCGGCGGCTTCGGCACGGGCGGTGAGTTCCGCGCTTCGGCCTACAAGCTGGCTAGCACCATCCTGCAGAATAACCCGGGCATGAAGAGCTGGGCCGACAAATGGCTCAGCACCGACTTCAAGAACGAGGCGCAGCGCCAAGAGTTCATCAAGCAGTCGATCCGCGTGCTGACCCAGCAGGAGGCGCAGCTCCCAGGCGTGCGTACCGGCATCGGTCTGTCTGAGTTCATGAAGCCCGGCAGCGTGAACATCGATATGGAGAAGGCTACCGCCGACCAGCTGATCAACTTCGCCATGGTCGGTGCCCAGCGCACTCTCGACTACTACCAGGACATGAACGACCGGGTCACCAAGGCAGGCATTGCCTACCGCAACGACCCGCTCGGCACGCCCTACCAGCCGATCGAGCGGCAGGTGAACACCGAATACACGGCGGGCGACACGATCCACTCGCTGAAGGTCTACGAGGCCGCCTACCGGGTGATGAACGGCGACCGGAACTGGAACGAGCAGCTCGGCGATGGGCCGATGGGCCGCGAGCAGCAGGCCGAAGCGGTGCGGATCGCGCGCCGCATCATTCCGAATTGGACGACTACGCTGAAAGCCCCATAGATGGCGCTCGACGCTCTCACCAGTACGGCAGCAGCCGCCGCTCCAGCAACGACGGATGAGCCGTTCGATCCGTTCGTTGCAGGCGGCCTGATCAAGAACAAGGACGGCAGCTACAGGTCGCCGGTAGCGCCGCCACCGGCCGCCCAGACGGCGCCCGCAGCGCCGCCCGCCACGCCTGCGCCGTTCGATCCGTTCACCGCTGGTGGGCTGATCAGGCAGCCGGACGGCAGCTACCGGTCGCCGATCGCGCCGCCGAAGGCTGGGCTTCCCGCCACGCCTGCGCCGCCATCAAAGGCAGCGGCCGCCGCCGGCACGTCGATGTCCAGCCAGCCCTGGTATCAGCCGCTGTGGGACCAGATACGCACTGCGGGCGACGCGGCCAACGCGGTCAGTGACTGGGGCGCACACAAGATCACCTACGGGTTCGACGACCTCATCTCGCCGATCCCGGCAGCGGCCTACCGCTCTCTGGTCAGAGGCATCCCGTTCCCTGACGCCTACACGCAGATCCAGCAGGAGCATCAGGCGCAGCGCGCGGCCGAGGCCGAACAATACCCGGTCGAGTCGACCGTCGGCTCGATCCTCGGAATCGGCGGTTCGCTGGGTGGTGGCATCCGTCCGATCCCTGGCGCCGGCCCGCAGATCTGGCCGGGCGTAAACGTCACCGGCTACGGCGCCCGCGAGGGGCTGGGCGGCCTGTTCAGCACCGCGCCAGCCGGCGCCAATCTGGCATTCCGCGCAGGCGTCGGAGCCCGCAACCTTGGGGTGGGGGTGGGTCTCGGCGCGCTGGGCGGCTTCGGCGAGACCGAGGGCGACCTGCAGCAGCGGCTGGCGGGTGCCGGGGTCGGCGCCGAGTGGGGCCTTGGTCTGCAGGCCCTGCCGATCGTCGGGTCGGCGCTGAAGGGCGTCTGGGGTTCGCTGCGACCCTACCTGCCGTTGGTCGGCAGTGCGGCCTCACGCGGTGCCCAGGTCGGCCAGAAGGCCGCCGGGATGATGGAGGAGATGCTGCCGCGCGGCGCGGGTGGCGTGCGTGTGCCTCCGACCTTCGCTCAGGCGCCGGTCGAGGGCTTCCCGCTCGGGGTTGGCGGCGCCACGGGGAACCCAGCCCTCGCCCAGATGGAACGCACGATGGCGCAGGTTGAGCAGGGTCCGGCCCTTGCGCTCAAGCAGGGCCAGCAGAGTGCGCTGCTCAACGAGGCGACCACGCCGCGCTGGTGGGGCCAGTTGGCCAGCGGCCTGCAGTGGCCGGATCAGGCTTCGGCCCACATCGCCAATGCGCTGCAAAACACGTGGCAGGTGTTCAAGAACTACGAGCGCGGTCTGTGGAGCAACCCAGTCTTCACCACCAACCTGGATATGATGTTCGTGCAGCAGGGCGCTCAGCGGTTCCGCGACTCCCTTTCTCTGGCGTTCCGCGACCTCATAAACAAGCACAAGGAGTTCAACGACATCCTCGACACGCTCAGCAACATGCCAGCGGGTGCCACGCTGGCTGACGTCAACAGTATGGTCAGTAGTCCATTGAAAGTGCTGGCGCGCACCGACGGCGATCCGCAGGTCCGCATGCTGGCTGGCCGGTTCATCAACCGGCTAGACAACCTGATCACCAACAATCCATCGCTGGTGGCCGCCGGCCCGGCCGCCCAGGCGGCCTATCAGAACGCGCGCAACTTCACCCGCACGATGTGGCGCACGATCGGGCAGGAGCCGTTCCAGAAGCTGATCAGGCCCGGCGCTGACGTGCGCGGCGCAGGCAGCTCGTTGTTCGCGTTCGGCGGCCCAACTAGCACCGGCCTCCTAGGCGAGCGGCTGCCGGGCGGTGTTTCCCGGGTCATCGACGGTCTCGACTACATGCGCAACCAGTACATCGCGATGGGCCGCAGTGGCCTGGGCAATGCGGCGGATGCCGCCGCGACCAACCTGCGGCAGAGCATGGTCGACTTCATCGTCAACGCCGCCATCATGCCGATCAGGACCGAGCGGCTGGCGCAGGGCGTTGCTCCAGGCGACCTCAACCAGCTCTATCAGTGGATCGGTCGCAATCGCCACTGGCTGATCAGCAGCAACCTGTTCACGCCAGCCCAGCTGGGCGCGATCGATGCGATCGGCGAGGCATCGCGGCTCGGCGCGCGCAGCCTCACGACGCGCCCCACCACCGGCAGCGAGACCTTCGCGCACTTCATCAAGGGCGGACACCTGAGCCTGCTGCGGATTTTCGCCACGCCTCTGACCAACATCTCTGCCGGCCTTGCCGGCGCCTATCTCGGCAAGGTGCTCGGCGAGTACGGTGAGGTCGGCATCGGTCTGCTGCTTGGCCTAGAGGGCGGTGGCATAGCGCTTGGTCCAGGGCTGCTGCGCCTGCTGTACCACATACCAGGGGTGGAGCTGCGCGAGCTGCTGGGGCAGGCGGCGGCCAGCGCCCCGATCGCCGAAGACCTGATGCGGCGCCTGGGCGCCTCTCAAAGATACCACGCCGAGACCATGCAGTTCCTGCGTGCGCTCGGCGCACGCCTCGGCGGCGAGGCTGGCCAGCTGGAAATGAACTACGGCCCAGGCGGCGCGAACGCTCCCGGCGGCCGGCTTAGTGCAGCCCCAGCCCCGAGAGCACAATGACCGAGACCGTGGCCACGAGGGTCCACCACGCGACCAGCGCAAAGCCTCTGATGATCTGTCGCAGGCCGTCGATCAGCTCCAGCCAAATGGGGAGCGACGAATACTGCGGCAGCGGCCCGGGATCTGGGCTCGGTAGATTAGGCGGCGGTTCTACGACCATCGGGTTACGTCCGGTCGGCAACCAAAGGTGCCCTGGATCAGCACGCATGGGGGGATACTCCTAGATGTCTGGCACCATCGGCCCGGGGATCGGCTCGCGTTTCGCGCTGCCGATCGCGCAGATCGTCGATCAGCAGGGCGTGCCGCTGGTCGGCGCCACGGTCACCTTCTATGCGACCGGCACCTCGACGCTGCAGTCGGTCTACAGCGATCCGCTGCTCACCACCGCGCTGTCTAACCCGATCACCGCGAACAGCTGGGGCATGTTCCCGCAGTCCTTCATGATCCCCTCGCCGGCCTACCGCGTGGTGCTGAAAGATCCCGCAGGCGCGGTGATATACGACTGCGACCCGGTGTCGGGCATTCCGATCTCCGGCTTCGGCAACTACGTCCCCGGCAGCGTTCCGGTCGGCGCCATCCAGCCTTACGGCGGCACCACGCCACCCTCGCACTGGATGTGGTGCGACGGCAGTGAAGTAAGCCGCACCACCTTCCCGTCGCTGTTCGCTGTCCTGGGAACCCAGTTCGGAGCGGGCGACGGAGCTACCACCTTCGCGCTCCCCGACCTGCGCGGCTGCGTGCCGGCCGGCGCCGACGGCATGGGCGGCATCGCCGCGGGCCGGCTGACCTTCGGCGGCTCCGGCGTCAACGGCAACACGATCGGCGCGATCGGCGGCAGCGAGCTGCTGCAGACCCACAACCACAGCCTCAACGACCCCGGACACACCCATACCGACGCCGGCCATACCCACCCGGTCGGTAGCGACACCAGCGACCCGCAGGGCTACCCGTTGACCGGTGGCGGACTGCAGGGCGGCGGCTCTTACTTCTACCATTTCGATCACGTCGTGATTAAGCAGGGCAACGCCGCGATCCAGAGCGCCTCCACCGGTATCACTGAGTCGAATGCCGGCGGCGGGGCGAATCAGAATGTGCAGCCGACTGTGATCGTGGGTTATATTATTTACACTGGGTAACGAGATGCACGAGCTACGCCGCATGGGTCTCTCGCTGGGGCTGGCGCTGGCGCTTCTTGCGCTGTTTCTGCTGCTCCAGAGCTGCCAGCTCCGGCTCAGTGCAGCGGCGGCGTAGGTCGGCGATGACCTCGCGCAGGATCGCCAGCCGCCGCTCCGCCTTCTCCAGACTTAGCCGTCGCGTGTAGGTGCGCTGGGCGTAGATCCGCTGGCGCGCCAGTAGGTCGCGCTCCAGCTCGGTGATCTGCTCGACCAGCGAAGGCGGGAACATGTCAGCCATCAGCCGCCCCTCCGCAGCGCCTCCAGCCGGGCAGTGAACGCCGCCTTCACCGAAGTCACCAACCCGGTACGGCCCTCGTTCTCCCAGCGCCGGATCGGCGTCAGCACTGCCGGGGACTTGCTGTAGGCGAGCACCTCAGCGGCGGTCGCCAATTTCGGCACCTGTCCCAGGATATCGCTGGCCAGCGCCTGATCCTTATCGATCGGCAGCTCGGGCATCGGCACCAGCGCATCGAGCAGCGCGTCGGCCTCGGGGCTCATGTCGCGCGCGTCGGCGATCGCGTCGGCATTGTGCGCCTCCAGCGCCGCACGGTTGTTGCTCTTGGTCCAGTCGGCGAGGAACTCCTGCGCCCAGGCCAGCGGATCGAGGAACACCTCGCCGTCGGCCACCGGCTCACCGCCTTCATCCAGCACCACGTACTCGAAGCGCCCCTCGCGCTCGCGGTCATCCTCGGGCGGCAGGTAATCCAGCGGCGACGCTGCCGCGGGCGGCTCGGGCGGCGGCTCCGGTGTCGGAGGTGGTGTGGACTCTGGCGGCGCCTGAGCGGGCTCCTGGGGCGGCTGCTGGCCCTGCTGGAGCGGCCACGTCATCACCGGATCGACCTGGAAATGGTCAGTCACGCTGGCCACACCGTCCTTGATCGCGGTGTAGATGCGGTCGAGCTGCACCACCTGGGCCGGGCGGATCGCATCGATGCGGCGCTGCAGCTTCTGCTCGATCATCGCCTGGGTGATGCCGACCTTCGCGAAGGCCGTCAGCATCCGCTTCATCGCCTCGGGGCCGGTGTCCGCCTTGGCCTGCAGTGTCTCGGTGCACTGCTCGACCGCCGCCTGCACCACGTCACCGGGAATCACCGCCTCCAGGCAGGCGCGCTTCCGGCGCTGGCCCATATTGGCGACCATCTCGTAGATGTCGCGCTCATCGGTAACCCGCACCTGTTCCATCTTGCGGGTGGTGCGGTTGCGCACGTCGCGGAAGTGCCGCACCTGGAACTGCCGCTCGTCGCGGTAGCCGGTCTCGACGTCCCAGGCGTAGGCGATGCACTCCGAGGTGCCGGCGACGGTGTCGCGGCTGACTTCCTTGATGCCGGACTGAATATTGCCCCAGCGGCGCGCGATCGTTTCCATCAGCCGGATCGACGGGCCGCTGACGTCGGTGCCGCCGCGCGCGTAGGCATATTGCGCACGCTCAGCCAGCCCCACGCGCGTGCAGTCGCGCAGGATGTCGTCCGTGCACTTCTGCGGATCGCGCGGGTACAGCTTGGCCAGCATGATCTGCGCCTGCAGCTCGCCCAACGCGCGCTGCTGCTCGGTCGAGGCCAGGGCGCCGACACTAGGCTGGGCCACGGTCAGGCTGCCGTTGCCGACGAACGGATTGCGCGACGGCGGTGGTACGGCGGGAAGGTCGTTGTCACTCATGGGCCATACTCCTCAGGCTGCGCTGAATGCCGCGGTCGATCTGCGCCACGCAGCGCGCCAGGGCGACGCCGCGCTCGATCGGGTCGAGGTCCAGCGACGGCAGATCCTCGCCGACGAAAAAGTCGTACGCTTCCCACATCTTGGGCCACGCATAGTCGGTCGACGTGGAGCCCGGTTTCATCGATGGCTTCCTGACCACGTCGGTGGCCTCGCGCATGGCGCAGGCCAGCTCGACGCCGTCGAACACGTTGGCCCAGTCCTGGTTGCCCATCTCGAACAGGCTGCGCATCACCACCCGGCGGTGGAAGTCGGCGTTGAACGCGCACGCCCGCTCGACCGTGCTGAGCGCCACCAGGAAGCGGCCCATGACGAAGCTGAGCGAGTGGCCGCGCTGGCGCGCCACCTCGGGATCGATGCCGTTGGCGACTATCGCATCCGGTTCGAAGCGCCAGTCGTTCTTGGGCTGGATCAGCGCGCCCCACTGGCGGTATTCGTCGGCGCCGTCGGTCACCACCCAGGCGAGCCGCAGCATGTGCGGCTGGTCGGCGCTCTCCAGCGGCGCGTGGAACAGCAGCTTTCCGGAGGTGTCGGACTGGAAATACAGGGTCTTGGTCATGCGGCTGGTCCTGTCGGAGGGATGGGCATGTCGGTCCACACGTCCTGGTCGCCGATCTGCACCTGACCGCTGCCGAGGATCTGCCAAACCCGCGGGATCGAGGCTGCGACCGGTGAGCTGTAGAGCCCGGTCGCCGCGTTGTAGCGGCACACCAGGATCGTCGTGTTGGAAGGGGCCGACTGCACCGGCTTCCAGCTGGTGGGTGGGCCTTGCAGGTCGCTCATACCACTGCCCTTTCCTCGATGATGCGTACGCCGGGGATCTCGCGGACCTTCTCCGAGCGCACGGCATAGCCGATACGTGAGCTATTGAACTGCAGGTAGGCGAGCGGCGCCTTACCGGCGGCCACCGCCTTCACCAGCGCCATCAGGTCGCTGTGCTCCAGGTCGGCCACCCAACGGGTGCGCAGGCTCACCACAGTCCCCAGATCGCCGCGCACCTTGGTCGGCTCGGCCACCGCCTCGGCCTGCACCGCGGCCTGCTCGGCGGCGTCGGAGGCCTCCAGGGCACGCTCCAGGTCATCCTCGGCCATGCTGGCGATCGCCGCATCCTGCGCCGCGGCGGCCTCAGCAGCGAGGCGCGCGGCCTCGGCGGCCCGCCGCTCGATCTCCAGCCGCTCGGCCTCCCGGCGGCGCACCTCATAGGTGGTCAGCTTGCCGCGCACATCAGCCTGACAGCTCTTGATCGGGTCGATCAGCCTGGAGAAGAAGGAGTCGACTGCGTCGGCGCCCTTGCGGAAGGGCAGCTTCTCGCGCGTGCGCTCGGTGTCGGCCTCCTTGAGGAAGGCCCCGAGCAGGCCGCGCGCCGAGCCGAAGTCGTTGGCGCGGCCGAGCATGTCGTCGTCGGCGATGCCGTTGGGGCAGGCCTCGGTGAACCGGCGGTAGCCGGCGAGCAGCTCGTCGCGGCGCCGCACCAGAGTGCCGAAGGAGTCGGCCAGCCACTCGGAGACTTCGACGGGACTCGGCGCGATCGGGCGGTTGGTCTGGCTCATGGGATACTCCCTGTGGAGACGAATTTTGTGACGCGTAAGCTTGCTGCCGGATCGTTCCTGCGGGCCAGCGCTGCGTGTGCCTCGGCGATTTCCTCGTGGGCGAAGGCCTCGACCGGGAACCACTTGCCCAGGCTGGGGACGAACAGCTCCATAACCCACGGCCTGCGGGGGGACGGCTTCGCCATCACGCGGCCTCCTTCGTGATGGTGGTGAAGAGAGCCAAGCTGTTGGTGTAGCTCTTGGCCATCTCGGTGTAGCCGCCCTGCTCGGCGACGCTGATCGCCAGCCGCATGTAGTCGGCAGCGAGGGCTACGTGCCCCTGGTCATGGACCTGCCATGCGTGAGTGGACAGCGAATGGCAGATGTCCCAAGCGGACTGCTTGGAGGGCAGCGCGATCGCGAATGGAACGATAGTGGTCATGGGATACGCCCCTCTGGTTGGTGACACGCCCGAGATAGGTTATCTCAGGCTAGCAGTCAAGGACTAAGTGCGCGCGCCCCGCCTTACCCGACTTTCAACCCATCGCTGGAACGACGGGCGGGTGCCCGGGTTTGCCCATGCGCTGCGGCTGCCTTGAGTTCTGGGGACCACAGCGTTAGGGAGGCGGGGCATGTCGCCATGTGCGCGCGTCATGTGCGGAATAGGCACCCCCCTAGAAGATTGCGGTGACCGGCACGGCCGATAAGCGGATCGGCCGGTCGGGATGGTTCAGCGGATGATCCGGATGGTGCTCGCGCGCCCAGGCCAGCATCTGGAGCATGTGCGCATACTCCTCGGCACTGATCCGCTCGCCGAACCACAGCACCCGGAGCAGCGGGCTGTCGAACGCCGCACCCTCGATCGTCAGCGACACCACGAGATCGGCGAACGCCGTGGCCTCGATGCAGACCTGCAGCCGCTCGTCGGCCTCGACGATATAGATCATGCCGGCATCGACGCTGACCACCGCGGGCATCCACGGACCGCCCTTGACGCGGCGGTAGCGGTAGTGCCCGGGCGTTACTTCATCGATCCGGCGTGGAGTCATATCAGGCACCATATGAGCAATACGATTGCAGCCGGACCCAGGAGACCTAGTGCCAAATCCAGAAGAAGACTGCTCTCCGTTTTTGCCGACGGCGTAGGGGCTACGGCCCGTTGCCTCTCCTCAGCCCATTCGCGATGAAGTTTCCTTGTCTCTCTATCTTTGAACCACTCATCGAGCATGTTAGCGATCCACATGAATAGGACGTAGCCGACGATGGTAGTGAGGGTTAGAGGAACAATAAAAATCATGCCCGGTCCTCCGCCCTAGTCATGCTCAGTCCTCCACCTTCAGGCCAATCTTGATGCCATGCAGGTGGCCGGCGGCGAGCGACAGCTCGCACAACGCCTTGAATGACCCGAGCGAAGTCTCCGCCTTCAGCAGCGCGATCGCCGCGTCAATCTGCGCGATGACTTTCTCGATGTCGCCGGGCGCGCGCCGCACGTTGTCCTCGCGCAGCAGCTGGATAAATGACTTGGTGGGAAGGCTCATGGGATACACTCCAGTGGGTCGTGGTTGACGTTATATGGGTCTCCGACTATCTTGTGCAAGGATATTCCATCTTAGGAGTGCAGAAAATGGCTCGGAGGCGAAACACCGCAGATCCGGACGTCGGACCCGGCGCCAGCGTCTGGGCAACGCATGCCGCACGCGAGCTGCTGTTCGAGCTGGCCGCCGCCGAGCGCCGTCCCACTAAAGTAATACTGGAGCGCGCGGTGAATCTGTACGCCGATCACTCGGAGGACTGGCGCGCCTGGGTGAAGCAGCAGCGCAAGAAGGTCGCGGCATGATCCACCGCGTCCGCCCTCCGAAGGGCACCGTCGTCGCTCTACGGTCAGAGCTGCTGAGCCAGGAGGAGCAGCGGCTGATAGCCAGGAAGCGGGCGCGTTTGGATATCCCGACCGTGCAAAGGGACTTCCGCGAGCTGTGGGGCCGCGAGCGTCAGCCGAAGAGGAAAGGGAATCGCGTTGCCTAACCGCCTGCTCGCGATCGATGTCGGCAGTGTCACAGGCTATGCCTATGGCCAGCTCGGCGAAGATCCGAGCCACGGCACCATGCGGCTGCCCACCAGCAGCGTGCGCGACCTGCTCGGCGCCCGGCTCGACCGGTTCGAGGCGCAGCTGACCGAGCTGTTCCGCACCGAGTGCATCAGCAGGGTGGTCATGGCGGAGCGGTTCCACGTGCGCAATACCGGCGAGGCAGCGGTCTCGTTTGGCCTCGACGGCATCGTGCGGATGGTCGCCTACCGTCACAATGCTCCGGTGCTGGTGCAGCCCGAGGGCACCGTGCGCAAGGAGATGCTCGGCCGCGGCTCAGGCCCCAGCGACATGCTTAAGTACTTGGCCCTGCAATGGTGCGAGGCGAACAAGTGGCCGGTAACCACGCACCACGAGGCCGACGCGCTGGTGCTGTGGCACTGGACCGAGCGCGAGCTGGCGCGTCAGTCGTCCGGCCAGGAGATCACGATCGCCAAGAGAAGGAGGACGATCACCACCATCAGCAGCGACCAGAACGGGGTCTCCCAGGGTCTGGTCGTCAGGGCTTCTCGGCGTCGAACGCCACCGCCAGCAGCGCCCCGCGCGGCTGCTGACACACCCGGATAACCGATGGGTGCTGCCCTGCCTGCAACAGGCCGTTCAGCTCGGTCTGCGCGTCCGGCCGGTTGCGCAGCAGCTGCTCGCCGTAGTCGGCGATGTCGGACAGCAGCTGTTCGACACTGGTCATCGGCATGGTCGTCCCCCTCAATACGGCACCCCCGGCTGGTGCGGCGGATAGAGCGCCCGGATCTTCAGCCGCACCGCGTCGCAGGTATCACTCACCGCGATGAAGTTTTTGTTGGTCATCACCAGCAGGCACTGAGTCCCCCGCGCCCAGTGCCCCTGGTCGACCCCGCGCGGCTCTCGCACGCTCGTGATCTCTACCGGGTTCACATAGATCTTCTGATGCCCGCCCGGCCCCTGCAACTCGATCAGATCGACATCCGCCAGCACCGCGTCCCCCGAAAGCAGGAGTAGTGCAAGCCACGCCAGATACAGCGATCGGTATGCATGCATAACATCATGTAGTGGCCGTCACTGGGACAATATACCACATGGAGTGTTACCGCATAATGTAAGAATATTACCCGAGAACCCGCCCGGGCCATGGTTGATCCCTGGCTCACACATGGCGTATGCCGGGGGTTCGCCCTGTCCAGAGGGCCCGAAATAGGTGCGGCGTCAGGTGATCCAGACCCGACGCCGCGTAGCCCAACTGCGACCTGTGAGGAGATCGCAATGGTTCTACTGCGCGTAAACGCTCAGGCGTCCCGAATCAAGGGACAACAGCAATACAAATTATCCACAGGATTACCCCCGCGCGCACTTGTGTGCGGTGCGGTACGATGACGCACCAGGGGTTCGACCGGCACTTCTGGCACTACATCGGCCCCAGCCTCAGCCGCCTCTGCGTCGCCGAAGCGCGCTGCGTTGCGGCCGGAGTGCAGAGCTACGGCGATGCCCTCGGCGTGCTGTTGCGCTACGCCCTGCGGCACGGCGGCGGCCACCTGTCGGCGACGCGATGGTACGCGTTCGAGGACGACATGGCCGAGCGGCTGGTGCAGGCGATCGCCGAGGCCGAGGCCGCCGGCTGGGGCGAGTGGCTGGAACGCAACCACATCAGCGTCCCGCTGGAGGAACCCGAGGCGCCCGCGCCAGAGCTGTTCGGCGGTGCGGTGTGAGCCAGCGACCAAAGGCGGGCGACGGCTACGTAAACATCGACGGCGTGATGACGCCAGGAACTGCAGGATTCGATCGATCGGGCCAAGCCAAGCGCAAGGCGAAGCTGAACGGCAAGGGGAACGGACACGATCCGGAGGCCCAGCTCGGGGAGGCGCAAGGGCGTGAGCCGGATGACATCGATAAGCACGAGCTGCCAGACATCCCGTGGCTCGACCGCCGGCTGTCCGACTGGGACGACAGAGAGATCCCCGATCGCCTCTGGGTGGTGCCCGACTGGATACCCCGCGAACAGGTCACCGGCATCTACGGGCCGCCCGGCGTCAACAAAACGGACTTCCTCATCCAGCTGCTGATGGCACTCTCCGAGGGCCTTGTTTTCATGGGATACCAGCTGGAGCGCCTGCCGGTGTTCGGACTGTTCTGCGAGGATACTGAGACCGAAATCGCGCGCCGCGCGTCGCGCATCGCCGAGCACTACGGGATGCTTCTCGGCGAGTTTCGCGATTTCCACTTCGCCAGTCTGGTCGGCTACGACGACCTGGAGTTCGTGACGTTCGAACAAAACCGGATGCTGGAGGGCCGCGCGCTGAAGCGGTTCGATATGAAGATCGAGCAGGAGGGTGCTGCGTTTGCCTGTCTCGATACCGCGCCGCACTTCTTCGGCGGATCGGAGATCGACCGCCGGCAGGTGTCGCGCTTCCTGCGCAAGCTCGACGCGATCTCGATCGGCCGGAAGTGTGGCATCGCGATCACCGCCCACCCCTCCGCACGCGGTCGCGCCAGCGGACGCATGGAAAGTGGCTCGACCGGCTGGGAGGGTGGCGTCAGGGCGCGCATCGCGCTGACCAAGCCGGACCAGGAGAACGCCGAAGACGGCAAACCACCGCCGGACACCAAAGACCGGCTGCTGACGCTGTGGAAGTCGAACTACGCGCCGCCCGGGAGGGCGTTGGATCTGGTCTGCGAGCGTGGTGTGTTCACAACAGCAGCGCTGGACTCAGAGAAAGTCAGAGCCCGTGGGCCAGAGCGGAATGCCGCGTGTGAGGAGAAGTTCCTCGCGCTGCTCGATGCGGTCTTCAAGATCGGCGGTTATGTCAATGACAGCGCTAACCAGCCCTCGCGCTACGCGCCAGCCGTGTTCGCCGCGAGACCAGATGGCAAGACATTCAGTAAGCCCGAATACAAGCGAGCAATGGACCGATTGCTGGCCACCGGAAAACTGGCCTACCACCGGACCAATCGCTACGTAGAACTCATGCCGATAACTCAATCCTCAGACACCAAAAGTGATGCATGAGCAATCCACACACATTGCTACACGGTGCCTGACGGTGCCTGTGGTAACATATTGAAAAGGTTACTGAAACGAAGTCACACACACGGTGCCTATAGGTAAACCTATAAACGGCGCGCCCCGTCTCGGACGGGCGCGCCTTGGTTTTAGTCCCTGGACCACCGCGCACGCTGTGCTGACAATGACGGGCCGACCGGGTGCGCCACACCCGACCGGCCCTGACCACCACGAGCGAAGGAACCGCCCGCGATGACTGACGATGTCCCTACCTCGCCACCTTCTGCCGGCGAAGTCCAAATTCCCTACGGGTTGCACCTCGCAACCGGCCGCATGATCCATATCGACCACGCCGTGCGTGGGCATGCCTCGGGGTGTGTCTGCGCCGAATGCGGTAAGCCGCTGACCGCCCGTCAGGGCGAACGCAACCGCTGGCACTTCGCGCACACGGCTGGCCCGGGCGATTGTCGCTACGGCCCCGAGACCGGCCTCCATCGGGCAGCAAAGGAGATCATCCTAGATGCGGCTTGGGTAATGGCGCCGCCGCTCTATGCCAAAGACCCTCAAGGCAGGCCGGTGAGGCCTGCCATAGAGCCCCAGCGGCTCGCGCTGACGGACCTCCAGGGGGAGGCCAAAAACCTTCCGGGTGTTGTTCCTGATGTCCTGGCTACGGTGTCGGGCATGCCCCTAGCGATCGAGATCTATGTCGAACACCGGGTCGATGAGCAAAAGCTAGCGCGACTAAGCGAGCTGCGACTGGCGACAATCGAGATACATCTGCGTATGCACCGCTACGTCAGCGAGGACCACTATCGCGAGCTAGTCCTAACGCGGGCAGAGCGCAGCTGGGTGTTCCATCCACGCCAAGCTGAAGTCGATCGCAAGCTGCTGGATGACTTGGCAGCTGAGGCTAGGGCGCGGGCCGAGGAGGAACGCAAACGTCGCGCACAGGGAACTGCTCGCTGGCGCATGCCACCACCGCTCACCGCTGAGCAGCGGGCCGCGAAAGATCGTGCGATGGCGGGATACAACGCCCGACGCTGCGTCGTCTGCGGCTCGTCCAAGGCATGGTTCGGCTTCGGGCCGCCGCTGGTGCCGAAGCAGGTCTGGACCTGCCGCACCCACCGGGCTGACGTTGACCCAGAGATGCTGCCCGAATGGCTCAAGCCGTGAGCTGGTGGACCGCCCTGCACGGGCTGGCGGCGCGCGTCTGGTTCGAGATCGTGCTCGGCTTCGGCTCGCTCGGCTGGGGCTACCTCAGCGCCTGGGCGATCGGCACCGGCCACCTCGGCCTCGGGGTGGCGATGCTGGTGGCCTACGCCGTGGCGTTCCTCGGCGTGCTCGTGCTCGGCAGCACCGGCACCGTGGGCGGCCCCTGAGGGATCTGCCAGAGTGGCCACGTTAACCGCATACCAAGAGAGCATCGCCCTAGCGGAGTAGGCGGGGGTTGCTAGCACCCCCGCCAGACCGCCCAGGAGCCCGCCAGACGGCGTACAGCAGTCTGGCCGCCCCCAAGGAGCGGCCAGAGCGTGGCGCCGTGTACGAGCCCCGTAGGGCTGTTAACGCTGGTACGGCTCGACGTGCGGTGCGCCCGGGTCGGGCAGCGGCTGGTCGGGCGGCTGTCCGGCGTCCGGCGGCGGGATCGGCTGCGGCTTGTCGCCCGGCACCCACGCCACGTGCCAGCCCTGGCCCGGGCTGAAAGCCCATTCCCAGCCACCAGTGTCACCGGTTGCCGGCGGCTGACCACCGCCCGGCGGCGGATCGATCGGACCCCCCGGCAGCGGCGGCAGGGGCAGCGGGTGGCCGGCGACCGGTGGATAGCCCGGGCCCGGCGGCACCGGCATCCCGGGCGGCCCCCAGATCGGGAAGGTCGGCGTGCCAGGAGGTCCGCCGCCACCACTCGGCGGATAGATCGGACCGCCGCCGATGCCCGGCGGATAGCCCGGCCCCGGCGGGTTGAACCCCGGCGGGCCCCAGATCGGGAAGGTCGGCACGCCCGGCGCACCACCTCCCGGTGGCTGGCCACCGCCGCCGGCCGGCGGGAGGTAGATCGGCGGCGTCGGCCTGGGATCGGTCGGGCCCCAGATGCCCGGAGGGAAGTACGGCCCGCCCCAGATGCCGAGCGGCGGCTGACCACCACCGCCACCGGGGGGCTGGCCGCCGCCCGGCGGCAGATAGATCGGCGGCGTGGGCCGCGGGTCAGTCGGCCCCCAGATGCCCAGCGGAGGCACTACCGGGCCGCCGCCGACGCCGATGTCCGTGTAGTGCATCGAGCCTGAGAACGTGCCGCCGACCGCGTTGCCATCGGCACTCGTGAACGTCCCGACGAGGGTGACATTTACTGCTGCCATTGCTGGTTCCTACGACTGGTTGTGACTGTGGATAACTGGATCGTCAGGCAAACGGACACGCAGGGTAACATCATTGCGCCGACGCGCCCAGGCCGTCACAGAAGTTTCCTGAGGAAAACCAGGATGTTGGCGCCGGCAGGCCGACAGCTGGCGGCAAAGAAAAACCGCCCCTCGCGCATGAGAGGCGGTTTGAGTCAGTCCATCGGCGTCAGTTCAGGTCGGGGATGCCCTTCTTCGGATCGTAGCGGGAGATCCGGTCCAGGCTGGCCCGCTTGCGGTAAGCGTTCCACGCCATGACGCACGCCCGGTAAACCGCCATCTCCGGCGCCTTGTCCTTCGACTCGGCGTTGGCGAGCAGCCACGCGTCGAGCACCGTGGTCGGGTGCTTCTCCTCGTTGCCGCCGCCCTCGTGCGCGACGTCGTGCCAGAACGTCTCGGCGTCGTCCGGAGAGACGTCGAACGTCCCGTACATCGCGCCGATCACCGGCAGGGTGAACTCCGCCGTCTTCGGCGTGTAGATGCGTCCGACCATGTGAATGAAGCTGTGGTACTCACTCTGGTTGAACATGTCGTAGAGATCGTCGCCACGCGGCACGTTGCTGCCGACGATCTTCTTCAGATACCAGTTCGCCCCCTCGATCGCCTTGCGGGCGCGCGGCTTCGGCACGTCCTGCAACTCGGGGACCAGCATCTGATACGCCCCGGCGATGTCGCCGATACTCCGCGCCGAACCGCGGAAATCGAACTGCCGGAACAGCAGCGCGAGATCCTTCAGCTCGGGCACTTCGTAGTTGTCGACATGCGCCTTCAGCCCCTTCGGGAACGCCCCGTCGAGGCTCGCCAGCATGTTGGAGGAGTGGTGTCCGTTGACCCGGAACTTCTCGCCCGTTGCCAGCACGGTGGCAGTGGCCCAGATGAACGACAGCGCGGTGCCTCCCAGCACCTTGTCCTTCAGCTTGGCGATCCGCGTCTTGTCGAGATCACGCTCGGTGATCGACGCGGCCATGGTGGCGAACTCAGCGGCGAGTTGCGGGGTAAGATCCCGTGTCTCGCTGTTCGCCAGTCGGATCGTCGGGGTTGCTGCTTGCAGCATAGTACCCGGTCTCCTTGCGGATTTCTGCACGGGCGAGATGCTCGGAAATCCGCCGAACCGCCGCATCGTCGCCACTCGCCCACGCCTTGAAGATCTGGTCGAAGTACGAACCGAGCCTGTGCAGGGCAGTGAAACTGACCGTGGCAGGGTGACGGCTCGCCTGATCTTTGACCTCTCTCACCAGTGGGCGGAGTATCTTGATCACCGTATCCACGGCGATCAGTCGCTCGTTGGCCCCGCCGACCGCGTCGCTGCCGCTGATCGTGATGCGGGGCTTGTTTTTCTTCGGTGTGCGCAGCAGCGCGCCCTCTTTCTTGACCGTCTCGGCGTCGGCACTGCGCTGTTCCTCGCGCGGCGTGTGCAAGACGTATGGCGTCGCGTTCTTGATGCCGACTTTGCCGCTGCGCACCAGCGCAATAATATTCGGCTCGCCTTCTCGCTTCAGTGTGCGGACGTTACTGATCAGCAGCTTGTGTATCCCAAGTTGCTCAGCGACTTGTTCGGCGGTTTCACTTAAAAGTTTCTCGCGAGAAAGTTTACTTGGTCGGCCCTGCTTGAGGGTCGCCAGCTCTTCGCCGACGAACGCCAGCTCAACCTCAGTAACGTGCCGGCGCACCTTGTTCTGTGAGATCACGAAGGCGATCGGGTCGTCGCCGGTATAGGTCAGGTAACGCCCCTCGATGCCAAGCTGCTCGCAGGCCTCCTCGCGGGTCTTGCCGTCCAGCATCAGGCCGTCCGGGGTCAGCCACATCGGGTTCAGCAGACCATTCCTGTGGATGTCCGCCACCAACACCTGAAACTTCGCCTCGGACGGGCGCGGCCAAGCGGCACAGGCGGGGTGGACTTCGTGGCGCATCACGGTTCCGGTTGCTGCTGCCAGCCTATGATGCTATGGGGTGGCGATGTCAATAGACATCACCACAAACCATGTGATGGCAAAACCTCCGCCGGTCTATGACGTGACGACGCTGCGCCTGGAGCGGGCATTCATGGCCACGCTGCGCATGCTGGCGGCGAAGCATCGGCGCCCCCTCAGCACGCAGATCAAGATCGTGCTGGAGGAAGGGCTGAAGGCGATGAAGGTGCCGCCGCCGCCGCGCCGCGATGGCGGGGCCTAACGGGCCCCGGTGCTGAATTTCTGCTTCTGCTCCTGCAAGCGATGCCAGACCCAGCCGGGTTTGAACCCGCGCGCCTTGGCGTAGGCCCGCAGCTCCTCCTCGGTGCGACGGTGCTTCAGCAGCTGGGTGTAGGTCAGCCGGGTGATCCGGGCGAACTTGTCGGCCGGCTGCAGCTCACGCATCGGCGCGTCGTCCATCTCCAGCACCTGCCGCGGCTGTGGCTTCGGCGCGTCGCATTCGAAGCAGCTGTCCCAGCGCGCCCGGTTCAGGCAGCCGCAGTGCTTGCAGCTCCACGGCTTGGCCTCGCCGCACTCCGAGCACTCGCGGCGGTTCGCCGCGTTCAGCGTGTGGCACTGGATGCACGGCCAGGGCTGCGGCGGGGTGACCTCGCCGGCCTTCTTCTTCGCCCCGTCCAGGCTCCAGTCGCGCTCCTCGGTGGGCAGGCCGTGGGCGACGCAGTTCTTGGCATGGTCCAATACTATCAACGTCTTACCGGGGGCAGGCCGCATGCCGCGGCCGATCTGCTGCAGGCACATTGTCAGGCTCTTGGTGGGGCGCAGCAGGATGCAGCAGCCGACGCTCGGCACGTCGAGGCCTTCGCTGATGATCTCGCACGAGGTGAGGACCTGCGTCCCGCCGTCGCTAAGCCCTTGAATTGCCGCGTCTCTCTCGGCTTTCGACATGCCGCCGTGCACGCAGCGGGCGCGGTAGCCGGCGGCCGCGAACATCGCCGCGACCTGCTCGGCGTGCGCCACGGTGACGCAGAACACCATCGCCGTGGTGCCCTCGGGCAGCGCCTGGAACTCCGCCACCGCGTCGCCGGTCACCCCCGCCGCCCGCTCCTCCAGCTCGCCCTCGTCCCAGTCCCCGCGGACGGTGCGCAGGCCGGTGGTGTCGATCGTGGCGCTGGGGATGAACACTTTGGTCGGCGCGAGGTAACCCTCGTCCACCAGCGTCTGCATCGCCTGGCCGCAGACGATCGCGTCGAAGTGCCCGCCGCAGTGCGTGCCTAAGCCCTTGCCGTCGAGCCGCTGCGGCGTCGCGGTGACCCCGAGCAGCCGGGCGTTGTCCTGGGTGGCCAGCAGACTGGACCACGTATCGGCGACCGCGTGGTGCGCCTCGTCGATCACGATCAGCCCGAACTGCGGCAGCGTGTGGAGTCTACGCGCGACGGTCTGGATCGAGGCGACGATCACCTGCGCGTCGTGGTCGCGGTCGAGGTCGGCGGCGATGATGCCGTGCGCCACGCCGAGGTCATCGAGCTTGCGGGAGGCCTGCTTGATCAGTTCGCGGCGGTGGGCGAGGACCAGCACCCGGGTGCCCTTAGCGATTGCGGAGCGGATCACGTGGCTGAACACCACGGTCTTCCCGCCGCCCGTGCTGAGCTGGTAGAGCGGCGCGCGGGCGCCCTGGCGGAACGCATCGCGCAGCCGCTCGATGTCGATGACCTGATACGGGCGGAGGGTAATGTCAGCCATCGCTCAGCCCTCCATCACGCGCTGCGCGGCGAACAGCGCCTGCTGCGCCTCGATCAGCAGCCGCAACACCTCAGGCGGCAGCTCTAGCTGGTGCGTCGAGATCTGCGCTTGCCGGATGACCCGGCTCACGCTGTCGGCGGCGTCGGAGACGCGGACGAGGGCAGAGAGTTGTGCGTTGGTCATCGCTCAGCCCTCCAACTTCGCGAACAGCGCGTAGGCCTTCGCCCTGGCAATGCGCCATGACGGCCAGTCGCGGTTGTTGAAGATCGCGATGATGTCGCCGTCGATCTCGCGCACGACATAGCCGGTGACGCTGCCCTTCGGGCCGGTCTTGGAGGTGACGGTGTAGCGGGTTTCGGTCATGGGATACGCCCCTGTGTTGCGTTCTCATAACTAGCTATCCGAGCCTATCTTGTCAAGGTGCAGGCCTCGGATCGGTCGCAATACTTTTCAAAATATCCGCCAAGTTGCCCGGCAGCAGCTCCGGGTCCGCGGTAATAAATCCGCCGCCCTGGCGGAGGTTGATCGCCGACCGCGTGATCGCGCCAGTTCGTGGATTAATTGTAACGATAAGCTGCATTTCTTCCTTGCTGTGCGGGCCGATCGCGGTGACCAGGAACACCGTCTCGCCGAGCCCGTTGCGCTCGCTCAGCTCGCTGATCCGCACGATCCGCAGCGGCGGCCGGTCGTGCTGCTCCGGATCGATCGGCGGCCCCAGGTCAGCGTAGGGGCCGGGAGGCTGGGGGCTCACGCCCCCCTCCCGATGCGGCCAGTGGCCGCCCCGCCGACCGGGCGGCTCAGGTTGACCCGGTCACCCGCCGCGTGGCCGGCGTCGTAGGCGTCACGGTCGCGGGCACGCGGTCCCGACAGGCTGCCGCTGAAGCGGATGCCCAGGCGATCGAGCGCGGCATCCACCACGTGGCCACGTACCACCACAAGCGCAGTGCCGCTGCCGGTCACCGTTGTGGCCTCCAGCGCATCAGCCATCGCCTTCAGCCGCGAAGCAATGCGGTTGGCCATGCCGACGCGGAAGCTGGTGTTGCGCCGCAGCGTGCCGTGCGGCGTGGCCGTGGGCCCGTAGCGACGATTGTACCTTTCGGACTCGGTCTCGATCGCGCGCTCGATCAGCCTGTAGAGATACACCGCCATCTCGACGTCGCTCTTGAGCCCGAGCAGGCGGACATGGCGGGCCCAGGCACCCCTCCTGTTCTCCTTGAACTGGTACCACGTCTTCACGCCGCAGTAGTGGTCGATCGCCCACAGGCACTTATCAGCCGGCGTCAGCCGATACTCAGTGCCGCGCTCGATCCATTCATCGGCGATCGGCTCAGCCTCGATCTCGACATCCGACTGCGACAGCCGGTGCGCGTCCATCAACGCACGCGCTTTCTCCGCCGCCGCCAGCGCCTCCGCTTCGGTGCAGCCGTTTTCCTCGGTGCGGTTCAGCAAGGCGCGGATGCGCCGGGCAATCGCTTCGCGGTGGGCTTCGTGGGTCTCACTCATGGGATACGCTCCTGTGTTGTGGGGAGGCCTGCGCCTCCCCGGGTTAATTTCAGAACGGGCTGTCGCAGGTCAGCTTGTCGATCGACGCGTCGGCCTTCGCCGGCACTTCGCCCCAAGGGAGGCCGAACCGATCCGCGCAGATCGGACCGTAACCGACGCTCACCGAACGCTCGTCAGTCAGCTCGCGTGAGCAGAAGCAGCAGCTGCCGACCATGTGGCCATACGCCGCCGCGGCCTTCGCCGGGTCAGCATTGAACGCCGTCAGCGCCGCCTCGACCTGCGCGATCGTGCGCGCATCCAGCTTGCGGCTCGGCTGCCACGCACCGTTGGTGCCGATGCGACCGAACCACGTGCGGTTGTCGTAGCCGCGGCTGGTGTCGGTCACGTTGATGCTGCCCGGCTGCTGGCTGCCTTCACCCGCGATGGACAGGCGGAAGTCAGTGCCGTCCTGAGTACGGAACACGACGACCGCGCGCCGGCCCGCCTTGCCGAACAGCTCGACGATGCGGCTGAAGCTGGTGGAGGCCGGCGCTGCCGGAGCCTGGGAAGGCTGGGAAGTTTGCGAAAGCTTCGCCTCGCCGCGCTTGGTCAGCTCACGCACCCAGAACAGCTGCTTCTCGCTCAGGTAACGGTGGGACTGCTGCGCCTGCAGGCTCATCGCGAAGCTGCGATCGCGCTCGCTCAGCTGCCGCAGCACGCTGTCCAGCCGCACGATTTCGGGCCACTGAACCGTCGCTGTCATGTCATAGGTCATTTGGGATACGCCCCTTTGTGTGTTCAACGAGGCCTATATATCAGGGCTTTTTTCTGCTTGTCAAGATGGAATATCTCTTGCCAGGATGGATTGAGAGGACTATATGAGGGGTGCGAAACAACACACACCGGGAGTATCCCATGGCCTACTGGAATGCCCACTCCGACTTCGACGCCTTCCCCGCGATCGCCGGTTACGTCGATTGCAACGGCAATCAGTTCGAGAGCTATGACGATGCCTGCCGCTATTACGGCGTCGACACCCCCGCCCAGGTCGAGGCCGAAGAGCGCTACTGGGCCGCGGAAGAAGCCAGGGAGGAAGCTCTGCGCCTCGATAACGACGCGCTGATCTACGACGCCGACGGCGCTCGCTATTACCTGGAGCTGGCCGAGCGTGGCATCGCGGCACGGGTCGCCACCCGCGCGGCGATCGATCCAGATCTCGACGACGAGTGCCCCTTCTAAGGGGCACCACCTCTCTCACCCATCACACCGGGAGTATCCCATGACCAAGCCGCGCGACTTTCAGATCGGTGACCGCGTCGCCTTCAACCTCTTCGGCAGCAAGCACGAGCGCCAAGGCACCGTCACCCGCGTCACCCGCACGGGCGTGTGGGTGAAGCTGGACGGCTGGGACCGCTCAGCGCGGATCAGCGATCCCGCACTGCGCAAGGTGGAGGGCTGAACGATGGCCAACCGTCTCATCGTCACCTCACACGAAGCCATCGAGCTGCGCCTCGCCAAATCCGAAATCCTCGATGCCGCCACCGCCCTCCGCTACTCAGCCGGCGAGGCATACGACGACGAGCGCCTGCACACCGCGGTGCGCCACTACAAGCTCGCCGCCCGCCTCTACCAGCGCGGCGGCTTCAGCGTCCGCGCCACCGACTGCTACCACCTCGCGCGCGTCATCGAGCAGGAACAACTCGCCCGCGAGGCCGGTGAAGATGAGGAGGCCGACTACCTGGAGGCCTCGATCCGCAAATTCATGAAGGGAACCGTGTCATGACCTACGACTTCGGCAACAGCCTCTACCGCAACCACCGCGACCTCACCGACGCCATCGCCAGCAGCTGGCTGTGGGCCGACGGGCGCAATGACCCCACCTTCGTCGCCGAGGCGCTCCAAGGCGACAGCGACCTCGCCCTGGCCGAGGAGTGCATCCAGGGCTGGGGCCTCGACCAAGCGCGCGACGACTTCGACCCCCACGCGCAGTCGCACATGACCCGCTGCGGCTACGACCGCGACGACCTGATCGACGCCTTCCACCGCTTCCGCGTGGCGTTCGCCAACACGCCGCGCGATTGAGGCTTGGCGTGTGATGGTGGGTGCCGCCATAAATCACAGCGCATGCCGCGTATTCTGGACAACGTCAGGGCCGCGCACCGGCCGCCACGTCAGGCCAAGGCTGGGATACCGCCCGGCAAGGGCGCCGCGCCCGGCCAGCAGGGTCAGGCACCGTTCGTAGCCACCGACGCACAGCGCGCCAGGGTGATGACCCTGGTCGCCTGTGGCTTCATCAATGAATCGATCTCGGTGATCATGGCGATCCCGATCGCCACGCTGGAGCGGCATTTCGCCTGGGAGCTGACCCACGGCAAGCTGGCGATGGACGCCCGCATCCTCGGCGGCATCGTCGAGTCGGCGCTCAACGGTGACAAAACCATGTCGATCTTCTACGCCAAAACTCGCGGCGGCTGGCGCGAGCGCGGGGAGTCGGCCGAGCCCGCCGCGCTGTTCAGCATCAACATCAACAACGGCCCGAGCGACGCCGCGCCCGAGATCAGCGTCATCGCCCGGCCGATCCACAGCCTGCCCGAGCCCGAGGAGCAGCCCTGATGCCACCGCCCAGGCCGTTCAAGCCAGCTCGCATGCCCGAGCGCATCCGGCGCCACATCGCGCTGCGCGGCCTCGCCGAGGCGCAGGCCAAGGACACAGGCGAGCAGCTGAGCCGCGCCCAGGCCAACGCCCGCGCCAAACAGCTCGGTAAGCAGACCCTGCCGCACACCCAGGACTACTGGAACACCACGATCAAGCCGGGCTATGAATGACCGCATGCCTAGTCAGTACGCTATGCCTGACGACCGCATCGAGGACGCCTTGATGGTCGGGGTCGACGAGCATCAAGTAATGCACCTGACCAAGGCCTTCGACGTCATGGCACAGCGCCTCGGCGGCATCACCAACTCCACCGCGATGTGGGCGATCGCCACCATGCTGGCGCGGATCTTCGCCGCCGCCTCGCTCGACGAGGACGTCATGTCGCACACCGGACAGCGCTTCAGCGACATGCTGCGCGCTGCCTACCCGATGGTCGTCAAGGCGATCGAGGAGACCGAGCGCGAGCGCTCGGGCCGTCCCGCCTACGATGCCTGACGACCCGGTGCTCGGGGTTCTCATCGTGGTTGCCGCAATCTGCGTTTTGCTCGCTGCTGGTGTGTGTTAGCATCACTTCTTCCCGCTCGCTGCGGCGAGGGGACAGACGTGGTAAGCTGGCGGCGCATTCACCTCTCTCCAGCTGTGTGACGGACACCTTCCCTGACGAGTGCGCCGCCTTTTTTTTGGGAATGCTGCGATGCCGCTCGCCAAGGGCAAAAGCCGCAAGGTGATCACTAGCAACATACGTGAGATGGTCGAGGCCGGGCATCCGCAGCGACAGGCTGTCGCTGCCGCGCTACGCACAGCCGGGGTGCCGAAGAAGCGCAAGAAGGGGAGTAAGTGATGGCCTACAACGAGGAAATCCGGCAGCGCAAGAACATGGCGATGGGCGGCGGCATCATGCCGGCCAAGGATTTCGGCTGCGACAGCTTGGCCGAGGTGAACGGCGGCCGCGGTGGCGAGAGCGTCAGCCATGAGCCGCTGGGTGACCACGAGCGCGCCGGGCCGCCGCACATCAGCCGCGGTGGCGGCAAGATGCCGGCGACCGCGCACAGCGATCACGGACCGCACGGCATTCCGGGGTGAATGATCGGCCTCGGCCGAGACATCAAAAGCTCAGCAAGCACAGCGTGCAGTATCAGGTGAAGGCGTCATCGCCCTCGATGACCTGCGACCGCTGCGTGCACTTCCGCAAGCCGCACAGCTGTCATCTGGTGGAGGGTTTGATCGCGCCCGGGGGATGGTGTGACCATTGGCTGCGCCGGGCCGGCACCAGCCCGACCCGGTGAGCCGGGATGTGGGCGAGTGCCGAGTCAAACGAGCGAGCCGCGGTCGCGATCGGGCGCTGCGTCGGGTGCGCTGCGACGTGCTCAGGCGACTGGCTGTCGCGTTCATGCGCAACCAGCGAGCCGTCGTAGGGGAGAGTGCCGGTAGGGTGAGAGCGAGTCGGGGAGCGTGAGTGTGCCAGCAAGCCTGAACGAGCCGTGAGCAGGATGGTGACGTAGTTAGAAGCGAGCCGCAAAGTTCGAGCGCATCGAACCGGGCGAGCAGCCGCTGGGTGTAAGAGTGCCGGGAAACGAGAGCGAGCCGGCTTCTTTGTGAGAGCCGAAGAAAGCGAGTGAGTCGTTACCTTTGACAGCATCGAACCGTCGGAACGCAGCCGCTGCCCAGGAGGGTGCCGAATGAGGAGAGCAGCCGCGACTCACGATGGTAACGAATGAGGTGAGCTAGTCGAAACTCGATGTGAGTGCCGAATTGGAAGAGCGTTGTATGCGACGGTGATCTTGGTGGTGTTGGTGTGTCACTGGCAGGCCTCGGTGGTGCTGCGGCATTGGGTGCCGGTATGCTGTCACCGGCCGCGCATCACTGACAGATGTCAGGCCTTTCACCTCGGGCCGCATGATCCACTAGGGCCGCATGAGCGATGAGCGAGTCGCGAGATCAGATGGCAACGAAGGATAGGAACGAGTCGCCGGGTCCGACAGCAACGAGATGAGTGAACGAGCCGCGACGGAGGATGGTAGCGAAATCAGGGAGCGGGTCGTGATGAGCGAGCGTGCCGTAGCGCCAGAACTGGCCGGTACCTCAGAGAGCGCCGAAACATGCGAGCGAGCCGTGATGAAAGAGCGTGCCGAACCCCATGATTGGGCCGTTGAAGCGGAGCGTACCGAGGCGAAAGAGCGAGCCGTTGCCCATGCGAGTGCCGTCGACGAACAGCGAGCCGCCATCAGCGAGAGTTCTGACTCAGATGAGCGCCCCCGCTACAGCCTGGGCTATCCGCGCATCCCGCAGCTCGGCCATCACCTGTGGGAGGCGCAGCAGGCCGGCTGGCCCGAGCACCTGCCGCACGAGGCGTGGCAGGCGATGATCGCCACTTATAATAAGGAGCGCAGCCGCGCCTCGTCGGCCGATCACCCGGCGTTCCGGCAGGGCTACGCGCCGAACTACGCCGCGACCCCAGAGCGTGCCGAAAGGGAGGAGCCTGACCGGCCACAGGCCAAAGCCCGCCGCTGATGCCGGGCAGCACGCCGGTTATCTGCCCGTCGTGCAACGGGCGGCAGTATGTCATTATTCGGCAGCACAACCCGCCGCGCCTCGTTCGCCGCGTTTGCTGGACGTGCAACGGCAAGGGCGAGATCGCGTGGCCACCGCCTGAGGAGGGGGAGCCATGTCACACACCCAGCAACTGAGCGGGCAGCAGGCGCGCACCATCGGCGAGCGGCAGCAGGACGCGGGCGAGGCGGGCGTCGCTGCGCATCGCAACGCCGAGCCGGCCGCCAGCTTCATCCAGCGCGAGGCCGCCTACACGACGGATGGCCAGCCCGACGGCCCGCCCGAGCTGACCAACGTCGCCCTGGCGGGCGGCTATGCGGGTGCGGTGATCAGCCAGCACATGGACGAGGCCGCGCCGAACATCGCCGAGATCGTCAAGGCACGTCTCGTGATCGCACGCGACGACGGCGCCTTACAGCCGCGTGTGCTGGCCTGCCTGATCAGTGAGTTCGGGATGACGCAGGAAGACGCCGAGGCGTTGGTTGCGGCGCCGGGCAGCGGGCAGCGGGCAGCTGCCGCGCAGGCGCAGCAGGCGGCGCCTGCAGCAGCCCCGGCGGCGCCCGCAGCGCCGCAGCCGCAGCGAGCGGCTGACCCGCGCCACGCGCCGACGCCGCAACGACCTGGAGCACCGAGCCCGCCGCGGCAGCCGCCGCCACCGCAGCCAGGGCGGCGCGCGTGAGCGGTGAGGGCGGCCCCGCCATCCAGGCGTTCCCCGACATGCCGGAGGCGCACACCGAAGGGCCGGAGGCCTACGTGCCGGCGAACAATCCCTATCAGGTGGTGCAGGGCGAGCGGGTGATCCGCACCCGCAGCATCGACCCGGCGTTCACCAAGTCGCCGGCTGATCTCTACCGGGTGCAACAGACGCCAGGGGGCGGGCGGACGTGATGCGCCGGCATGTCTGTGCCCGCTGCGGCGCTGAGTTCCTGCTGATCGGCAAGCAGACCCGGACGATGTGCTCGCGGGTGTGCCGCGCTGACGAGCGGCGCGAGAACCCGACGGAGCGCGCGCGACAGGCCGAGGCGGCGCGGCGCCTGCGGGCGGCCTGGATGCGGCAGTTCGCGCACGACGCCGCCCAGGCGCGGCTCGCAGGAGGCTAGCGATGGCCGTGATCAACACCGGAATGATGCCGAAGGGACTGAGTGGAGGGCCGAAGCCGCAGAAATCCCCACCTAAACGAGCGAAAAACCGTAAAAATCCGGCAAAAAGCAGGTCTCCGCGGAAGAAATAGGATCGGATGGCGACATATGTGAAGGAGCATGGAAGTGGCCAGACTCACAGCGGAGAGACGCGGCGAGTTGCCATCCAGCGTATTCGCGATACCCGGCAAGCGAGCCTATCCTTTGAGTGATGAAGCCCACGCCCGCAACGCCCTGGCGCGCGGCGCGCAGCACGCCTCCAGCAGCGAGCTGGCGACCATCAGGCGCAAGGTGAAGGCGAAGTATCCTGGCATCGCCCAGCACAACGACGGCGGCCTCGCCTATCACGGCGACAGCCCGCTGGCGTTTCCCTGCGGCGACAACTGTCCGCAGCCCGCTGCGCGCGAGGGCTGACAAAACGTTTCGATGATCACGCTGATCCTCGTTGTCCTTATCATCCTCCTCCTGTTGGGTGGCGGTGGCGCTTGGTATGGCGGACGCATCTCCTACGGGAATCCGCTCGCAATTGTTCTTACCGTGCTGCTCGTGCTGCTGCTGATTGGCGTCTTCGGCGGCCCGCGCTTCGGCTGGTGGTAGTATGGGTTGCGCTGGCTGCCGCCTGCGCTGAGCTACTGCATCTGTTTCACGCGTGGTCATGAATGGTCACATTTCATGGGCGCGCGCTTGTGCCGGCGCTGCGATCGCTATGAGAGGCTCACATCTACCGGCTTGGGGGAGAAGAACATGGCCCAATCACCCGTGACGCCGCAGGGCGTCGATGTCCCGACGCAGGAGGAGTTCGACGCGCTCGCCGCCAGGGTGACCGACCTGGAGGGCCGCGTTTCGGCGCTGGAAGGTGGCGGCCAGCCGGTCCCGCCAGATCCCAGCCCCGATCCCGACACGCTGACCGTCGCCAGCCCGGCCGAGGGCAGCACGCTCTCGGGCGTGGTCGAGGTCACCGGCTTGGCCGGCGCGACCTGGGTCAACATCACTGCCTGGGTGGGCGACCAGAAGGGCGCCGACGACGCCCAGCCGGTGGACGGCCGCTACAGCCTGCAGCTCGACAGCAGCAAGCTGGCGAACGGGCCGGTGACGCTGATCGTGCGCGGCTATGACGTGCCGCCCGGCGGCGTCGGCACCAGCAAGGACGTGCCGATGACCTACACGGTGGCCAACGCCGACGGACCGCCCGGCCCCGATCCGAGCCCCGGCACCGGCACGCAGGCCAAACGCATCCACTCGCTGGTCGAGCTGTTCGGCGTCAACACCTTCAGCAGCCTCGACAGCGGCAACGTCTGGGGCAGCTACCCGGCCGACTACCAGCCCGACAGCGTTATCGCCGGGTTAAACTGGATAACGGACGAGAGCGGCTTCGCGTTCCGCATCCGCGAATACCACTACAACGGCCGCGAGCAGATACAGCAGCCGTGGCTGACGCAGGTGGTCGCCGCACTGCCGGGCACCGAGGTGTCGATCTGTGTCGGCGCGAATGGCAGCCCTGCGGATGTGTCATCAATGTTAACACTCGCTAACGATCCGGCCTGTGCTATCAGGTGGCTGGAAGGACTCAACGAGCCCAACACCAACTTTGGGTCGGGGGAAGTCTCGGTCGACGTCACGAAGGCGATCCAGGATGAGCTGTGGGGTTCAGCAGATCGCGCGGGAGTACTTGGCCCAAGCATTGTCGCGGGAACACCTCATCCGGAGGGTTGGATCACCGGCTACTGCGGCGAATACATGGGCGCTATTAATGCAGCGATGGCGCGTTGTAACGGACACTACTATCCCCCCGCCAGTCCAGACGTCCCCAATACAGGATACTCCGTCAGCGAATACATCAGCGGCATCCGGCTCGCCTACGACAACCACCCCGGAGATCTCACCGAGTTCCACCCGACCCTTTACAACTCGCAGGGGCACAAACCCGATCAGTCCGGATGGGACGGAGAGCGGGACGCCTACTACACGCTGACCACGCTGTTCCGCTGCGGCAAGCTCGATCCGCAGGTCGGGCTGTGGTGGTACGCGCTGTTCGACTACGGCACGGTCTACCTGTGCGGGCTGTATCCGATGCATGGCGGTGAAGACCCGCGGCCGGCGGCAGCGGCGCTGCGCAACCTCTGCGAGGTGTGCGCCGATCCGGGCAACAGCACCCGGACGTTTGCTCCGGGCAAGCTGGAGATCAGCGTCGAGGGGCTGCCGGCGGACGCTGACTGGGATCTGTATCAGGCCTCGGACGGGCGGTTCATCGTGCCGCTGTGGCGCTCGGCGCAGGAGCTGGGCGGTGACGCGACGGATGTGACGCTGCGGTTCGGTGCTGCGGTGCAGCTGGTGGAGGAGTTTGACCTGATACATTCGGCGGACGCGGTGGGATCGATGGACCAGACGCAAGAGTATGTGGTGCACCTGTCGGCTTCGGCGCGTGCGATTGTGGTGCATGTGTGATGCGGTCTGGTTCGTTGTTGCGGTAGGTGGCGTGACGGTGCTGCTGCTGGCGGTGGGGTCGTCGGCGCTGGTGCTGTGGCTGCTGGGTGCCGTGCCTTAGCTAGCTATTCTGCTTCGTTGCTGTCTTTCTATCGACCTATCAGGCCTTGCCAGGAGGCTGATGGGGTAAGATAGGCTAAGATTTACAGTTGACTCGCAGGGCGCCGCGTGTAAGCTCCAACTCAGCCCAACAGAACCCAGCCGTGCAAACTGAGGGTGCCGTGAGTTGGGTGCGAGTCGTGTTTGACGCGAGTGCCGTCCCACCCGAACGAGCCGAAAGCTTGGTGCGTGCCGATTGCCGTGAGTGAACCAGCGTGCTGGAGGGCACCGAGAACAAGGAGTGAGCCGACGAGCTTGAGTGCATCGATGAGATGGAGCGAACCACGATCGCCGCGTGTGCCGACAGCCCGGAGTGAACCGAATGATCCGAGAGTGCCGCAGGAAGAGAGTGAACCGATGGCATGGCGAGTGCCGCAGCCCCCGAGTGAACCGCCCTTGATGCGGGTGCCGATGAAGAAGAGTGAACCGACAATCGCGAGTGCGCCGTTGAGCATGAGTGAACCGATCCGGGAGAGAGTGCCCAATCCCCAGAGTGACCCAACATAGGAGCTGATAGTGAGAACACCGACCACCACAGGACGCAGTAAGAACGGCGGCGGCAAGGGCGCCGCGCCACCACCGCCTCCGCCGCCCGACGAGCCGCAGGGCCCGGAGGACTTCCTCGACAGCGAGCCGCTGGATCTGGTGATCCAGGCGATGGACATCCTGCGCCACAGCAGCGGCGCGCCGCGCGAGATCATGGTCGGGCTGTTCCAGCGCCTCGATGCGCTCTACCAGCAGATGACCGCGACCGCCGACCCGGGCCTCTTAACGCCGCTCGCCAAGCTGACCGGCGACCTCAAGCAGGCCAGCCGCACGCTCGGCCAGAGCGAGGCGCGCTTCCTGGTCGATGCCTACTACTCGATGCAGGAGAACCGCATCCGCTCAGCGCATCAGGTGCGTACCCTGGCGGAGCCGAAGAAGACTGCGACCGAGACCGGCAAGGAGTTCTGGACCGCCGAGCCGCATGACGTGCTGGAGTGGCTGTATGGCCAGGAGGAGCACCTGGAGAAGCAGATCCGCTCGGCGCTCGACTACTACAGCGGCAGCCACACGGCTGGCGTATGGGCGCGCAGCAACAAGGGCATCGGCCCGGTGATCGCCGCCGGCCTCTTAGCCAACATCGACATCACCAAAGCCCCGACGGTCGGCCACATCTGGCGCTTCGCCGGGCTCGATCCGACCAACAAGTGGCTGGGCACGGCGAAGGCCACTGATCTGGTGGACAAGGTGCTGAGCGATGACGGCAGCGGCAAGCGCAGGCGCGGCGCCGAGGTGTCGGAGGACCAGTTCCTCCGGATGTGCGCTGCGGTGAACTCCAGCCCCGAGCGCATCCGGCTGCGGCTGGTCGACCGCGAGACCAGCGAGGTCGACATGAGCCGCGCCGCGGTGATCAAGGGGCTGGCCAAGCGGCCGTGGAACGCGTCGCTGAAGCGGCTGTGCTTTCTGATCGGTGACAGCTTTGTTAAGGTGTCTAACCGGCCGGACGACTTCTACGGCAAGCTGTATAAGTCGCGGAAGGACTGGGAGACGGCGCGCAACCAGCAGCATTTGTATGCCGAGCAGGCGAGGACGTCGCTGGAGGAGAAGCGGTTCAGCCCGAACACTGACGCGTTCAAGTGGTACAGCCAGGGGATGCTGCCGCCTGCGCGGATTCACCTGCGGGCGCAGCGGCGTGCGGTGAAGCTGTTCCTGGCGCACTTCCATGAGGTGCTTTACTGGACCACCTACCAGCGGCTGCCGCCGTTCCCGTATGTGCTGGAGAATGTGCCGGGTCACGCGCATCGGCTGGAGGTGCCGAACCTGGAGCTGGTGCCTGAGTTGGCTGAGGCGAAGGCGCGGGCGCAGTATCCGCAGGGCCGACGTGCGTGAGGGCGCCGCAGCAGACGCATGCTGGACGGGATGCAGGCCGAAACGTGAGCGATCGAAGCTGGTGGAAGCGCGTCTATAAGATGGGCATCAAGGCCGATCTCGACAAACAGCCCCGCGTGCCGCCAGACGATCTTACAGACGAGCAGAAAGAAGTATGGCTGGCAGGATACGATCGATGATGTCCACAATTCGAGCTAGCCGAAAAATCGTGAGTGTGCCGAAACGATAGAGCGAGCCGGGTCGAGTGACGGTATCGAAACCCCCGAACGAGCCGCCAAGAAGGTGTGTGCCGATACAGGTAAGCGAGTCGTCAAGTTTGTGGGTGCCGAAATAGCGGAGCGAGCCGCGGTGTTTGTGTGTGCCGAAACTGAGGAGCGAGCCGATTAGAAGAGGGTACCGGTGAGGATGTGCGAGCCGTGGGGGAGAGAGGGCGCCGAGACTGTCGAGCAGTCGTATCGGGTAGAGGGCGCCGAGAATGCAGAGCAGCCGAACGGTCAGCGGGTGCCGAGAATGTCGAGCAGTCGATCAGACAGTGGGTGCCGAAACCTGGGAGCGAGCCGCGGGGGCGGAAGGTTTTGGATGTGATGGAGCGAGCCGTTGGCGCTGAGTGAACCGTGAGAACGGAGCGAGTCGTCAAGTTTGTGGGCGCCGACGATGAGGAGCGATCCGACGGTTTAGAGCGCGCTGAAGATGGGGAGTGAACCGGGTCGGATGTGAGTGCCGGCTGTATAGAGTGAACCGAACAGGTGGAGTGTTCCGACTGAGCGGAGTGGCCGACGTACCTGAGGGTGCTGCCACCGACGAGTGAGTCGCGGAAGCTGTGAGTGCCAAATACAGAAGAGCGAGTTGTGGACGCTGTGAGTGCCGAAGAAACTGAACGCAGCCGTTTGGTTAGAGAGTGCTGTTATGGGAGTGCGAACCGGCTTGCATGCGAGTGCCGAAGGAACAGAGTGAACCGTGATGAATGAGGGTGCCGCTTGAACGGAGTGAACCGTGACAAATGTGGGTGCCGAAAGACCTGAGTGAGCCGTTCACCGCGCGAGTGCCGAGATACGTGTGCGAGCCGAAGTTCGAGAGTGTGCCGATGAGTAAGAGCGCGTGTATGGTGCCGGCTCATGAGCCAGAGTCTCGGCACCATCCCGTATCCGCTGGCAACGTCAGGAGGCGTTAGTGGCCAACTCGCCCAAGGGCAGCCAGCAGCTGAGCCGGCAACCGCCGCATCATTACAAGGTAACCCCGGAGGAAGCGCGGGAGGCGGACAAGACCTTGGAGCGCTTGGCGCACAAGCTGGCCAAGGACAAGGGAATTACAGTGGCAGAAGCCCGGGAAGAACTGAGGCATCTAGTCTAGGCATCGGGCCGGTCAAGACGGTCTTCACGCCGAAGGCCAAGTATCGCGACGCTTCCAACCCGACCTATCACGAGCTGCATCCCGAAGCAGCTGATGCGTTCCACGGCGCAATTGGCGCGGCTAAGGCGGCGCACAGAGCCGGTGCGGCTGTCACCCAGTATCCAGCTGAAGACTACCGCAACATGCGGATGTTCAGCACGCCGGAGGGCGATGCCGGATTCGCGTTGAAGGGCGATGACATCGTCAGCGTCTTCAAGCACCCGAAGGCGCCCTACCGTAACGTGACCCGCTCGATGCTCGACCTCGCCACCAGCCAGGGCGGGCGGCGGCTCGATGCGTTCGACACTGTGCTGCCGGACATCTACAGCCAGTCGGGCTTCCGCGCGGTGTCGCGGCTGCCGTTCAACGACGAGTATGCGCCGGAGGGGTGGGACCGCGAGGTCTTCAAGGCCCACAACGGCGGCCGGCCTGACGTGGTGCACATGGTGCACGACCTGCAGGCCGGGGCGTACAGCCCGCTCGATGGCCAGCCGATCACCGACTATGACCAGGGCGAGCAGCTGCAGCGGCAGGCGCTGGCGCAGATCGACGCGCGCGGCAACGTGCCGACGGCGCCCGGTCCGGAGGCCTATGGCAGTGGCCAGCTGATCAGGACCGCTGCGCCGATCAGCGTGCACCACGGCACGCCGCATCAGTATGAGCCGACGCGCGCCAATCCGCTGGGCGAGTTCATGCTGAAGAAGATCGGCACGGGCGAGGGCGCCCAGATGTTCGGCCACGGCATCTATCAGGCGGGCAACGAGAAGGTGGCGCAGCGCTACCGCGACGACCTGTCGGCCGGGGCGACCTATCAGGGCAAGGTGCCGAAATTCGATCGCATGGACCCGCGCTCGCTGGCGATCCATGGCGTGGCTGAGATGATGGACGAGGAGAACATCTCGGCGGCTGCCGCGATCGAGCGGCTGGAGCGGTCGTATCAGACGACGGCCGGGCTGGCGCGGCTGACCGGCTCGCCGGCCGATCTGCGCACCGCGCAGCGCTACATCCAGGCCTATGTGGTACTACAGCAGCTGAACCCGGACGACTTCCGAAAGACCGAGGGCAGCCTCTACGAGAGCGAGCTGCACGTGCATCCGGAGCACCTGCTGGACTGGGACCGTCCGCTCACCGAGCAGAGTGACTACGTGCGTAACCAGCTCGCCAATGCTGGGATGGAGGAGGAGGAGTCCGGACACCGCACGGGCGAACAGGTGCACCGGCTCGCCTCAGTTAATGTGTTCGGCGACAATGATCCGGTGCATGGCGCGAGGACGCTGCTGAAGATCGGCATCCCCGGCATCCGCTACGCCGACCACAACAGCCGGCAGCACTTGGAGGAGGCGCGCCGCCTGGAGGGACGCATCCTGATGATGCACGCCATGGGCGCTGACCCGAAGGACATCGAGAAGGAGCGGGCCTATCACCAGCAGGCGATGTCCAAGGTGAGCCACAACTACGTGGTGTTCGATCCGCGCACGCTCCACATCGTCAGGCGCAACGGGCTGCCGGCAATGGTGGAAGCGGGTGCTGACGCGCTGCGCGACCACAAAGCTGGGGTACCATGAGCGACCGCCTGGGTCCGATTCCGTTCCCGCAGGTGCCGCAGACCGAGGGGCCGCTGGAGAAGTATCGCCGCCAGCTCGATCCGCTGGCCAAGCTGACCGACCCGCTGTGGCAGACGCCGGCCACGCCACCGATGGCGCCGATCCAGCCGCCGATGCCGGAGCCGGGGCTGGGGGCGATCTCCGGGCCGCCGCAGCAGGCGCTGCGCCGGATGATGGGGCCGATGGGCCCGACGCCGGGCGTGCAGACGCCGCCGCAGCCGCCGCAGCCTTTGACGGGCGCACTATTGGACGTACCCACCGGCCCGTCGTCCGCCGAGGCGCAGCAGCCGGGCTCGCGGCAGCTGGCGCAACTCGCGCCCGCGCCAGACATGCCGGCGGGTATGCTCGCTGGTGGCGGTGGCCCGACCGACGTCACCCAGTTCCGCCAGAACCCCATGACCGGGCAGCTCTCGCTGCGCAACCGGCTGCGCGCCGCCTCGGCGCTGGCGCCTCCGGTGCCGGAGTATGGCGGCGGCAGCGACGCGCTGCGGCAGGTGCTGGACGCCACTCAGGCGCAGCAGCAGGCGGCGGCCGGGCCGCCGATGTCGCCGCTGCTGCGGGGCGTGCTCGACCAGACCCAGAGCCAGGACGCCAAGCGCATCTCGACCCGCATCCCGTCGGACCCCGAGCAGCGCAAGAGCGGCGTCGACGCGCACGCCACCAACGGGCTGTCGATCGGCCTCGACAGCATGCAGCGGGCGAAAGAGGCCTGGGACAAGAACGCGGCGATGATCAAGGCCAACTACCCGGCCTTGCAGCACCTGCGTAGCGACAACCCGGACGTCATCACCGAGCGGTTCATCAACCACCTCAGCGACAATCTGAAGTGGCTCTACCGCAAGATGGGCGCGCATCCGGACATCGGTCCCGGCGTCGTCGGTCGGGCCAAGCTCTGGTATGCCGGTGCTAACGGCCTCGCCCACAAGTGGGCCAGGGAATACAACCTGAAGCCGGAACAGGTCGCCGCGATGATGGCGTCGCTGTCGCCGCAGAAGGACTGGTTCCAGAACGTCGATCTGGCCAAGCGGCTGCTCGACATCAATCAGGCAGCCACCAAGCAGGGCAGCAACTTTTACTTTACCCCGGAGATGCGTGATTACGCTGACCGCTACATCCAAGGGGTTCGCCTCGCGCACGCCGACCGCATCCGCAAGCGGGAGGCGAAGGGCCTGCCGGTCAGCGACAAGATGCGCCAGCTGCCGGCGCAGATCGACAAGCTGGAGGGGCTGAAGGAGAAATTCAAAACCACCGACTACAGCCAGCTGACCGACCCTTATGAGCAGTCGGTCTGGGCCCGTTGGCACGACGAGGCCCACAACCCGCGCGATTACCGCATCGTCAATCCGGAAGGCGACTTCGGGTCCACCTCGATGGTGCCGGCGAAGTACTACACGAGCGGCAAGCGCAAAGGACAGCTGAAGGAGGCGACGACACCCAGGAAGGTGAGCTGGGGCTCGTTCAAGGAGATCTCCAAGGCGATGGAGGCGCTGCGCGACGGCAGCCTGGAGACGATCTCCCGGATCATGGGCAAGAACCACAAGATCCGGAACTTCTACAACAACATCATCGCCCACGACGCACCGCACGGCGACGTCACCATCGACACCCACGCGATCGCCGCGGCGCTGCTGCAGCCGCTCGGGTCAAGCGCGCTGGAGGTCGGCCACGGGCTCGGCACCAGCACCAAGGCGGGCGCGGTCGGCGCCGCCAACAACGACACCCTCGGCAACAAGGGGCTGTACGGGCTGTACGCCGAGGCTTACCGGCGGGCGGCCGAGGATCTGAAGGTCTTGCCCAGGGAGCTGCAGAGCGTGACCTGGGAGGGCATCCGCGGGCTGTTCTCGCCCGAGCAACGGCGCGATTCGAAGTTCGTGCAGCACATCGCCAGTATTTGGAAAAATCGTGGCGAATGGCGTAACAAAACCCCAGATGAGAGAAGAGAGGCTATCGTAAGGCACGCCAAGGGGCTGAAGCCGCCGAGCTGGATTACAGGAGTCGACAATGGCGATGAGGAGTCAGGGCCAGACACCGGAGAGTGAGCTGCGATCACAGCTGGCGCAGCACCGGACCGGTGACGCGGTGCTGAACTGGATGTTCAACAACGAGGTGCCGCTGAACCGGGAGAACTACATCTTCCACGCCTATGCCGGGATGCCGCCGGAGCCGTGGACGATGGAGCACGAGAACGAGCTGCCCGAGCCGCTGCAGGACATGTCGCAGGTCGGTAAGGACTAGCCGCAGGCTCGCGAGTGCGCCGAGCAGATAGAGCGGGCCGTGATGATCGAGGGGGCCGGTGGCACTGAGCTAGCCGATCCTGCAGAGAGTGCCGAGCGAGCAGAGCGCGTCGCCGGGCTGCGTGAGCTGCGGCTCAGCGCCCTGGCCAATCAGGTGGTCGACGCGGTGCACGCCAAGTGCGACGGCGAGCCTACCGAGATGGCGTTCGTGCTGAGCCTCGCACTGGCCTCGGTGGTGAGGTCGTGGCCGCACCGGGCGTCGCGTGAGGTCTTGGCCAAGCTGCTGTTCTCAGCGCTGTGGACCACGTGCGATGGTCTGCCGGGTAGCTAGTCGAATGGTTCGAGTGTGCCAGGATAGGGGATCGATCTCGTCGTGCCGAGCCGACGTCGCGGAATGCATCGACAACACAGAGCTGGCCGGTGGTTGCGGGTAGTCGTCAGGGCGCTACCCTCTGGCGCGTAACCACCGGCTGATCTCATGCCTAAGTCACAGATCTTAAATTATAATACTTACGATGTGCCAACGATATGGGCTTTTCTGAATGACGACGCGTTCATACGCGGGCTCATGGGCCCCTTCGGATCGGGCAAGAGCAGCGGCTGCATCTGGGACATAGTGAACAGAGGGCTGAAGCAGACGCCGGGGCCGGACGGCATCCGGCGCACCCGCTGGGCGGTGATCCGCAACACCTACCGGCAGCTCAACGACACCACGATCAGGACGGTGCACCAGTGGTTTCCCTACCCCATGATGGGGAAATGGCGCGCCACTGAGCACGAATACCTGCTCAACACGTTGATCGCGCCGGGCGACAAGAAGTGTGCGGAGATAGAATTGCTCTTCCGCGCGCTGGACCGGCCGGACCACGTGCGCAACCTGCTGTCGCTGGATCTGACCGGCGCCTGGGTGAACGAGGCGCGTGAGGTGCCGTGGGCGATCATCGACGCGCTGCAGGGCCGCGTGGATCGCTATCCCGCGCGGCGCGACGGCGGCGCTACCTGGGCCGGCATCGTGATGGACACCAACCCGCCGGACACCGATTCGGCGTGGTACCGCTTCTTTGAGCAGTCGGATCACCGCGAGGCGGTGGAGCAGCTGGCGGCGTTTATCCCCGGGCTAACCACTGAAAAATACGCGCGGATCTTCAAACAGCCCAGCGGGTTATCCCCACAGGCGGAGAACAGCAAGAACCAGTCGCCCGGCTACTGGCAGCGGCTCGCGATCGATAAAAGCGATGAGTGGGTGCGCGTTTATTGCAAAGGGGAGTATGGCTTCGTCACCGAGGGGAGGCCGGTGTTCCCGGAATACCATGACAATGTTCACTGTCCGGGGAGTGCCGACGAGAAACGCTGGCCAAAGACAGACCCACGTCTGCCGGTGCACCGGGGCTGGGATTTCGGACTAACGCCCGCCTGTGTGTTCAGCCAGCTACGTCCTACGGGGCAATGGATCATCGTGGACGAACTGTGTGCCGACTCAATGGGGATCGACCGGTTTTCCGACCGCGTGCTGAGCCATAGCACGCAATACTTCCCCGACACTGAGTTCATCGACACAGGCGATCCGGCGGGCACATCGCGGTCGGAGACCGATGAGCGCACGTGTTTTGATATCCTGCACACCAAAGGCATTGCCATCGATCCTGGGATGCAGAGCCCGCAGATACGCCAGGAGTGCGTGCGCAAGGCGTTACGTACGATGGATGACGACGGGCGGCCGGGGTTCAATCTCCACCCTAGGTGCCAGCGGCTGCGACGGGCGCTGATGGGCGGCTATCACTACCGGAAGATCCAGATCGCCGGCACCGAGCGCTGGGCCGAGAAGCCTGAGAAGAACTCGTACAGCCACCCGGCAGACGCCCTGCAATACACCGCGACGCGCCTCTTCGGCCCCTCGATG